AACTGTCGCAAGCTCAATTGCCTCTTGCTTCTCTTTAGATTTACGCTCGGCGATGTCTTTTTCTAACCGAGCCTGACGGATTGCTTCACGACGCGCGTCATCTTCAGCACCGATAATCCGTTGACGTTCTGCGCACAGTTCTTGGTAAAGCGCCAACTCGCCCTTCATCGTGAACATATCTTTTAGCTCACGCTCCATATCGCGCATTTGTTTGCGCTGCATGACGATGTTGAACGCTTGCTCAAGCGCAGTCTGGTGCGCCTTTGCGCCTTCGGGATCTTCAGGTGCGGGCTTATTTTTAGCGGCTTCGGCTTCAGCAGCGGCCTTTTCAATCTGACCTTGCGCGGTAAAGAATTGGCTTAGTTCGTTGTAGCAGTCCTTGATCTCATGCCCAAGATTGATTGCCTCTTTAACGTAGGCAACCCCAGTCTTCGCCGCTGCGAACGCTACACCAATTGTGATCGGATCGATCATTGCTGCACCTATGTCTTGATGATGTACGACACGACTAATGCTGGTGGGACGTTAGCGCTGCTACCCGTGCCGGATGAAGCAGTTGTTCCGCTGTATGTATGGGTGTGTGGAGCACTAAAAGCAACAATCGTGTTTGTCTGAGAGTTACCGCCGTTACCGTTAGCGTATTGATAAGAAACAGAGAACGGGCCTGAGAACGCTCCGCTAGGCCAATTTACGTTTGCAGCCGTTGGAAAGCTACCAGAAATTGTGGTCGAATCAGATGTGCCGCTGTATGTGTGCGTGTGGCTTGCTAATGCTTGGTTACCACCTGAAGCACCCAGCGTTGTACCATCAACACCTGAACCCGCTGTCGTCAAACGACTGGCAGCAGAGCCACCCATATTGTCCTGACCAAATAAAGAGCGACCGCGCAAGTCAGGCACGTTAAACGTAGTTGTCGTATCGCCAGCACCGTATGTGGTTCCGATTGCCGCAAACAAGTCAGAGTACGTTGTGCGCGAAATAGCCTGTCCATAGCACAGTAACCAGCCTGACGGAGCAGACGAACCAGCGTATGGCATAAGCATGCCGGAGGCAAATGGATTAGTATTTTGAAATGTCGGTAGAGCACCAGCACCATTGCTTGTTAGGACTTGACCTGCTGTGCCAACACTAGCCACCGACTGATGTGCGCCAGTAGAAGTTGTGCCGCCGCAAATAACTGCATAGGCAGTAGAAGAAGTCACTCCCGTGCCGCCATATGGCACGGTCAAAGTTGAGCCAAGGTTGTTGATCGCGGTAACAACGTCTGTTCCATTGTTCACAAGCACAACTTTTGCAGTAGCAGGGATGGATACGCCAGTCTGACCGCTGACCTTAACGGTGATCGCGGAAGCCGTGTTGTTGTAAAAGAAGTAAAGCTTTTTGTTAGCAGGGACCTGCACCGTGCCGCCGCCCGTGCCGGTCAACTCGATGTACATATTACGAGCCGTGCCTGACGCACCGGATGGGATGGTGATGGTGTCGGTTCCACCTGAGCACGAGTAAGTCACATAGCCGCTGATGGCTTGCTCAATCAACGTGCCGAGGTTGGTGTTTGTGGTATTACCCCACGTACCAGATTGATCACCTGTGGCAATCAGTTCAATACCGAGGTTAGTTGAGTATGTAGACATGGTTATTCCTTACGGTTTCGGGTACTTGGCTTTTACCGCCAAACATGCATCAATATACGCTTGCACCTGCGCTTGGTCACCTTTAACAATTCCGTCTAAGTAATCATGGACATTAGGGTACTCAAGGGAACGTTTTTGTGCGTACGTAAGGTTAACAACTACAACCTGAGACGCACGAATGGCATCTGCTTCTTCGTCTGTAATTTGTACGCACTGTGGTAGCCAGACTGCTGGGTCATCCCCTTCGTCCAGCCAATATAGTTTGTTATCTGAGTCTTTGAAATGTGGCATGGTAAATCCTTATCTCAATTCGTACCAAGCACCAAAACCACCAGTACCAGAAAAAACGTAAGTGGTCCCGTTTGGAACAACTGCACTCATAGTCAAGTAATGGTATTCACCGGAGCCGTCGTTATTACCATATTGCTCACAAACTTGGACACCACCCACAGTCAAATACGCAGTGTATAAAGTACCAACATAAGCCGAATGCCTTGCAGTAATGTTTACCATTATTGGTTTGCCAGTGCTATTGGTGTATGTCGTACCAGAGGCTCTTGAACTTGTAACATCTGACCAAGATTGGCTTATACCAAGACCAGCTGCTGGCGCGGCCTGAAATGTTGGCAAAGCACCTGCGCCATTACTCGTTAATACCTGACCTGACGTACCAGCGCTTGCAATCGACTGTAAAGCACCTGTTGAAGTAGTGCCTCCGCACTGAACAGCATATGCCGTGGTTGAAGCTACGCCGGTCCCCCCTGCTGTAACAGGCAAAGTACCAGTGGTTAGCGCCGAAGTAGACGTGGCGTAAACCGCACCACCCGAGGTGAATGACGATAAGTTCGTGCCGCCGTTAGCCGTTGGCAACGTACCTGAAATACCGCCGGATAAAGACACGCCTGTACAGTTCGATAGGTTGCCGGAGGCAGGAGTGCCAAGCGCCGGTGTTGTTAGCGTCGGGCTAGTCAGTGTCTTGTTGGTCAGCGTTTGTACGTCATTAATCCCCACGACAGCACTGGTTGGGTTGCCAGTACCACCCGCAGGGAAAGTAACGCCGGAGCTTCCGTCTATCGTTGTTGGCATGTGTTACCTCGCACGGGCGTATTTAAATGGGTTTTCAGCAAAGGCAGCGTAGATGTATGCGCCACCACTAGCGTTCATGCTTCCAGCGGCATCTCTTAACTTAAAACCGTTGGACAGCAAGTCAAAATTTTCTGATGTGTCTTCGGCGTTTGTTAAATTTGGGAACAATCTATTTTGGTCTGCATTGTATAGCCCACGCACGCTATCAATAATTAACCAGTTGCTAGTCGTGTCTGTGCGTTTGAATAATACAAAACTTGGTCTAAAGCCTGTGTAGATAAATGCGCCATCAGCCGAGCCGTTGCCTGTGTACGAACCAAACGCGCTGTATCCAGCGATGGCTGCAAAGCAATAGGCGATATTTGTGCCGGCTTGGTTGGAGTTAGATGAAGCATTACCAACAGTAAAGACAGTGCTTGTTGGTGCGGTGTTATTCCATTCTTGAGCAGATGTTGTTTGCGCTTGAGTGCTATTCAAAAGCAACCAGTTTGTTGCACCAAGTGCTGAATGGTAAACCGCCCACGACCCAACACCGCCACGATACTTTGCAATGACCATTGATGGCGCAACACCCAATCCATGCCCAACAGTTGCACCAGCGGTAGCGTTACCTGTATATGAAACAACGCTAAATCCAGCCGTGGTATTTGCACTTACAGACGACGTAATGGTGCCGCTAGTGTTGCTGACCGCTGTGCCACCTGCCTTCCAGTTCCAGCCAACATAGGTTGCGCCAGAGTTGTTGTAGTTTGTGTCTGTACCTAGTGTAAAACCGGTAGAGCCAAAAGCAGTTAAACCGTTCGTATCGGTTGTTTCAGCACCAGAAGTATCAGAGATCAGACCCTTTGTAACTCCTCTTACCGAGTCAGTTAGCTTGTGATCTGTAGCAGCAGAGCGAGACTTAACCCACACCAAGTCCGGTTGGAAAGAAAAGTTGTTTACCGTATTAGCAATTGTTTGAGTCGCACTAGTACCCGTATACAGCGTAGTCGCCATGTAGTTCGCGCCATTGTTGATTGTCGGCACGGATATGTTAGTAGAGCAAAGTGCTTTAAAGCCTGTAGGTGCTGTGTAGCTGAAGGCGCGTTGCCCGAAGTTGATGCTGAAGTTTGTCGCAGCACCACCGGTCGAGACGGTGATAAATGGAAGCCAATTACCCGCGCTTATTCCTGTGTATGTGCCAATTAAAGAACCGTTCTTGTAAAACGCAAGACTATTCGCCGTACCATCATAAGCAAAACCAATTACATCGTTTGCAACATAACTAAATGCTGAACCTGTATATGTTGGGCTACCAGCATTTGAGGAAACGGCTCCGGTATTAAATACAACTGCATATGATGTTGAACCGGGACCGGCAGAGTTAACATCCATTGCCATGTTTTTGTAATAACCAATCCCAAAACCAGCATTGGTGTCTGTGGGTATCGCCTCCCAATACGATTTTCCGGTACCAAGAAGCATCGTTCCTGCAATGATCATTCGACCAGCGTTTCCTGCTGATGCAGAGCAAGCGTAGGTTAAGTTTCCGTTGCTTGATGTGTATAACGGCACGTTAGTATTGGAGATTGGATTTAACGTACAGTAATTTCCACGCACCTCACCACCAACACCAGTGTCTCCATTCGCAGACTGCGTTGGCGAATCGACCATGCTGTCGTAGGTAACGCCAGCAGTTACGCTGATATTGTTAGCAGTCCAGTTATTGCTGTTGCCCGAGTAGTCGTAGCCAATCGTCGTGGTGCTAGTTGGGTCTTTGAAGTTGAGATAAAAACCGTTCGTTCCATACGCGCCAGTGTAAGGCAGCGGTTGCCAAACATTTGATACGGTATCTATGTAGCCAAAGCTAGATGGAGTTAAGGCCTGACCGTCGATAAAGTTAATCTCGGTCATGTATCCGTCAAAGTAATACGTCGTGTCATTACGCATCCTTGCGATGTACGCTGCTTGCGTAGAGTTCCATAATGACTGTGTATTTTGAGATGGTTGAGTATTGGTAGCAAATGCTGTTACACGAGATCCGTTGAAATACAAACGCAGTCTTTCAGTAGAGGTTGCGTTGCCTGAATCCCAAACCACCACAACGTGATACCACGCACCGGGGTCCCTATATACTGGTGTTGTTGTTAATCGACCACGGATTGTGGAAGTATCACGAACAATAATGTCCAGCTGGTCGCCAGTAGACGCAGGACCAAAGTAACAAATAGTGTCGGCAGCGTTAGTCGCACCACAGCCAAACAGTGCGTAACCGTTGTTTGATAAAATGCCGCGTTTAAACCAGCAGCTATAAGTCCATGTGGTTCTGTTTCCAGCCGTTGTTGGAGTCCGGCTGAAATAAGCGCTTGCGCTAGTGCGCGTACGTACACTACGGCTAATCTGATAACCGGGAGGCCAGATGCCAGCCTTCTGGTATTGCAAAGCATCATCAAGCGTCCACATGCCCGACGCTGCTGTCGGGGATGGTAATACCGGATTCTTGGTGATGTATCTGCCAATATAGTTCATTTTATCTTTGCCATGATCTCGTCAATGGACTCCGACACTTCCCACGTATTGCCATTCAGGGCGTAGGCAATAACAACCTTCTCGCCTTCTTCTGTGGTGTGCGGAAAGAACGACATGATCCCATCGGTGTTGATGATCAAACCCTCACCGATACGACCCTTTGTTGCGTTCGTGAGTTTAATTAACATTAGCGATCTCCACCCACGAAGTGGCGGCTTCGTCCCATGTATATGCTTTTCCATCGGTTGGCATTGGTGTCGGCGCACCCCACAAGCAGGTGTCCTCGTTCAGCACCCAAGAAGCAAAAGGCTTAGGTGGAATGAAGGCATCGCGCTGTGCGTCGTAGCTGTAGCCAAGGCCCGCATAGTTCTTGCGGAATGGTGTGCCGCCTAAGGCATGAACGCCACCGTGCGTGTTGTAGGAAGTCTGCTTGTAGACATCGCCAGTACGCGCAGTAAGTTCTGCTTCTTTGCCGTTGTCCTCTTCACGCCCAACGGTGACAAACACCACGATATTGTTTTCATCTAATTTTGCAAAGTGTGCCATGTGAAGTCCTAGTTAAAGGTTACCGTTTCAGATGTTGTGGATGTAGCAGTCACTGTGTAGATGTTATACCCAGTAACAGATGTTGATACAGATGAAGTAACGCCGCCAGAGAAGGTTGCAGTTACGGTTGAAGGCACCTTGATAATCACCACGCCTGAACCTCCAGCACCACCGTTGACACCGCCACCGCTTTGATAAGCCGCGCCCCCACCACCACCGCCGGTGTTAGCCGTACCCGGACTGCCTACGTTGTTCCCACCCCCAGCACCTGCGTTACCACCACCGCCGGTTCCGCCGCTACCAGCGGTTCCACCTTGGAATGTTCCACCGCCCCCGCCACCAGCATAAGTTACAGATGATCCGGAGATCGTTGATGCAGTGCCCGCGCCACCGTTACCGCCGTTTGTGGTAGTACCAGCAGATCCAACAGCAGATGATCCACCACCACCGCCTCGTCCGTAATTACTACTAGCTACGCTATTACCACCAGCATAGCCCTGCACTGGAGTAACAGCGGGGACATTACCTGCGCCGCCCGTTTCACCACCACCACCTGATCCACCGCTTATGCCGTTATCAGGGTTCCCGTTACCACCTCTACCACCACCAGCAGATGTAACAGAACTAAAGACTGAGTTTGAGCCGCTTGTTGAAGATGCTCCACCTGCACCAACCGTTACTGTGTAGGCAGACCCAGTCAATAAAGTTAAAGAGGATGTACGGAAACCACCTGCACCGCCACCGCCACCGTAAACATTACCGCCACCAGCGCCACCAGCAACCACTAAATATTGCGCTGGGAATGCGCTTGCTGGGACAAAGGCAACCGTCTCACTCGTCGTGCTAGTTGCAGTCACAGAGTAGATGTTGTATCCGCTAACCGATGTGGAAACGCTGTAGGTAACACCGCTTGAGAATTGAGCGTAGTAGTTTGATGGGATCTTCATAATGACGATGCCAGACCCACCAGCAGCACCAGCAGTACTTGGATTACCGCCTCCACCCCCACCGCCACCTGTGTTCGCAGTTCCAGCAACAGCCGCTACCGTTGCAGATGGATAGTCAGAACCATTTCCACCGCCCCCAGTACCGCCTAAAGCTCCTGTACCACCGCCACCGCCAGCATAGGTTACGCTTGAGCCAGAAATAGAAGATGCTGTTCCTGGGCCACCCTGACTGTTTGGACTACCTCCCGGAGAAGGTTGACCGACACCACCTGCGCCACCACCGCCAGCGCCAGCATATTGCCCCGCAGTTCCTCCGTTGTTGCCTTGTGATGGACTTGTACTTGGCGTATTCCCCGAACCACCAGCAAAAGTGCTTGCGGTGTTTGGACCTGAAGCACCACCACCTGAACCACCGTTACCACCAACCCGCTGGTTCCACGCTCCGTAACCACCGCCCGCAGAGGTGATTGAGGCAAGTACAGAATTGTTGCCCGCGCCACCGCTTGAGCCACCAGCGCCACCAGTGCCAGCTGTTCCACCTGCTCCTACAGTAACAGTGTATGGAGTTCCAATTGCTAATGTTTGCGTTGTGGCAGACACTCGGAAACCACCCGCCCCGCCACCACCACCAGAAGTAACTGTGGGGTAACCGCCACCGCCACCACCTCCACCACCAACAACGAGGTAATCAATCTTCACGCCGTTGTAGAAGGTCACTGTCTCCGATGTGGTCGAAGTAGCTGTGACGGAATAGATGTTGTAACCAGTCACCGATGTTGTATCGGTTGTGTAAGTTACTCCGCTTGAGAATGTGGCAGTAAAGATTGACGGGATTCTAATGATGACAATGCCTGAGCCGCCAGCGCCGCCGTTCTGATTTGAAGCGTTTGCTCTACCACCGCCTCCTCCACCACCGGTATTAGCTGTGCCATTAGAACCAACGGTATCGTTTGATGCTCCACCAGCGCCACCACCACCTAGTCCACCAGAACCAGCTGTAAGACCAGAATTTGTGCCGCCTCCACCACCTCCACCGTAATATGTGCTTGAACCAGAAATTGCTGTTGCTGATCCATTACCACCATTACCGCCAGATGTTGATGCAGTTCCGTTGCTACCAATAGCTCCAGCTCCACCGCCACCGCCGCCGACGTTTACGGCACCGGTGCCGCCGTTATTACCTTGCGATGGGATTGTGCTTGGAGTGTTTCCAGAAGCGCCAGCACCCCCGGCACCACTTGCGCTTCCAGTGCCGCCGCCTCCAGAACCACCGGAAGAAGGTGCCGCAAAAGTTGAAGAAACGCTACCAGATCCACCACCACCACCGCCTGTTGAGCTTGTGAAGCTAAAAGTTGAGTTGCTTCCAGAGGTGCCAGCAGCTGATGCAGATGTACTGCCAGCTCCACCGGCGCCAACAGTCACAGTGTAGGCAGAACCAATTGACAATAATTGAGATGCGAGCAATTGATAACCGCCGCCTCCACCACCGCCAGATCCATTTGCTGTTCTTCCTGCGCCGCCACCACCTGCGACGACAAGCACATCAGCGAATAAAGCTCCAGAGTAGAAAGTAACAGTCTCACTCGTTGTTGAAGTGGCTGTTACCGAATAAATGTTGTACCCGCTGACAGCGGTACTTAGTGTGTAAGTAACACCAGATGAAAATACTGCTACGCCGGGGTTTGGTACTTTGAGAACAACGATGCCGGAGCCGCCAGCAGCACCGTTGTTTTGAGTGCCGCCAGTAGTTTGACCTCCACCACCACCACCCCCACCAGTATTGGCTGTGCCTGCTGTTCCTGCACCGCCGCTGCTTCCTCCAGCACCGCCACCGCCAGAACCACCAGAACCACCGGTAGCAGTATCACTTTGAAAAGATGAACCACCACCGCCTCCTGCATAAGTTACAGAAGAACCTGTAATAGTTGATGCAACGCCAGCACCGCCAGAACCGTTAGAACCAGCACCACTATTCCCACCAACCGCAGAAGCACCGCCGCCACCAGCAGCAGTGTTGTTGTTTAAACCACCTGCATAAACTGCGCTACCACCAGCGTAGCCTTGAGATGTTGTTCCACTACCTCCAGCATGAGTAGCCGAACCCGATTGAGCGCGATTACCGCCACCACCAGAACCGCCGTTGCCACCAATATATGAAGTTGTTGAACCGCCGCCGTAACCACCACCAGTGGATGTTATTGACGCAAAAACAGAATTTGAACCGACAGAACCAGATGAGCTTGTACTTCCAGCGCCACCAGAACCTCCAGCACCGACTGTAATCGTGTAAGCAATGCCGACAGCTGTACTTAGCGTCGTTTCAGCAGACGCACCGCCACCACTAGTCCCAGCACTTGTGCGATAACCACCAGCACCACCACCGCCACCGATATTGCCTCCACCCCCGCCACCACCCGCAACAACAAGGTAGTCAACAAAAATGTTTGGAGGCCACACGCCCTGCGCTTGATAGTAAAGCTGACGCGCAAGCGTCCACATCCCTGACGCAAAGCTCGCGTTAACAGTGGGCGCAGTGGCGCTAATTACTCCGCCGGAGTATCCGTGGATTGGCATTACAGCACCTTATTAGGTGATTGCTTCAAACGACGCAACAAAAGTCAGCGCGCTACCTGTGGCCGATGTAACCGCAACCGATTGGTTTTCAGTCACATAAAATGAAGTTGTTTTATCAACAACAATCAACGATGCATTAGCTGGCACGCTGATCTGATACGCCTGATAGACAGTAACAGTTGCGCTGCCGAAGGTCGCGTTGTTTCCAATCGCAACCGTCGCGTTCACCGCTGATGATGTGGTGTTAGACACAACAATACTGTCGATTTTATTTACGGTACCAGCCGCTGGAGTTAACCCAGTTAACGATGTCGTGCCGTTATAAGTCCACGAGGTCGTGGCTGTGGTTCCGCTGGGAACAACATAGGCGGTGTTCCCATTGATGGTTGTTACATTAACGATATTGGGGTTAGCCATGACTGCTCCTTAGAATCCGAAAATCATCGCCATTGCGATTGATTTACCTGTACTGATACCTGTGTTAGCAACCCAAGTCGGTGCTGCGTTTCCGTTGGATTGCAGAATCTGTCCTGATGTACCGTAAGCAGTTCCAGTAGCGCCGAATGAAATGCCGCCAGCGGTGGTGATACGCATCTTCTCTGCACCGTTGGTGTAGAACGACAGCGGAAGGTATGTGCCTGAACCGTTAACACCTGACACAAGCTGCACATCCGTTGAACCGTTGGTGGCAATTAAAATTTTGGATGCGTTAGTTGGGTCGGCAGCATTGGTCGCTTGCCATGACGCAGCGGTTGATGATCCGCTTGGTAACGCATAAATACCAGTCGTGCTATTCACTGTGCTGGTCTGGAACATGACGCGGCTGGTAACAGTAGCGTTGGTGAAGTCACCCGTGATCCGCTGACCGGTAGCAGGGAAGTTAACGCTCTGATCGGTGCCGATGGAAACTGCAGTCGTACCGCCGGAACCAGTATCGTTGGTTTTTAGAACAAGCGTGCCATCCGTATTGCCTGTGATGACAATCGGATTGGTTGTTGCTGTTCCCGCTGTAATAGTGCTCATATGATCACCCACCTCTGTCCTGAAGATACGGTTACGGCAACGCCGCTATTTACCGTCATCGGTCCAACTGAAAAGCCGTTCGTACCAGATGCGATTGTATAACTAGAAGTAACATTTGACTGATTAACAACGATGGCACCTTGCCCGCCACCGCCACCCATGATTGTGCGCTCTGCTGGGTATGTGACAAACACATCCTTTGTGCCAGCACTGAAGACAACCAAGTTTCCGCTGTTGCTAGAAGCCAACACCGTGTCGCGCGAAAGCGTCGGACCGGTTGAGCTATATGTGCCGATACCAACTTCCCATTCGGAAGAGGTCTGTCCGGCGATTGTGTAGTAGGTGGTGTTGCCGTTGCCTATGACTGAAAAGTTCTGGTATCCGGTCGGCGCAGTGCCGCTCAACGTCACCGTGCCAGTGCTGGTGGTGGTTGTTGAGTCTTTGACGCGATCTGCTAGAACAAGAGCCATTAGTTCACCGTATCAATCAATGTCCAGTCGGTTGTTTCTGAGTTATCTATTAACACCCAACCCGAACTCTGCGCCGTATCAATCGCTGTCCAGTTAGCTGTTTCAGAATTATCTATCAACCCCCAGCTAGAACTCTGCATATTGTCGATCAACAACCAGTTAGCAACCTGGGAATCGTCAATCAACTTCCAATAAATCGCTACTACTGTTCCTGCCGAACCGCTTGCAGCTACCCCGCTTAAGCCTACCGTGATCGAGGTTGATACACTTCCAACGCTACCTGTTGCTGCATCGCCGTTGATACCAATCTCGCCTTGGACCTTGCCAACTTGTCCTGCGGCGCTTACGCCACTTAGCGCGATTGTTATCGCAGATGTTACTGTCCCAACTTCACCAAAAGCTGTATCGCTAAGGAGTGGTACAGAAACATAACCCACTGCTCCGTTTGCTACCACACCAGTTAAGGCACACGCCTTCTCCGGTGTTACTGCTCCAACCAGACCAGAGCCATTAACTCCTGTCAAGGCTACAGTCGCACTGACTGCAACCGTTCCAACTGCACCTGTTGCCACATCCCCTGAAACCATCGGGACGTAAACAACAGTTCCTACGCTTCCAGATGCACTGACACCGGTAATATCTACAGCCAAGTTAGCTGCAACATCACCGACTAATCCAGATGCAAGCACACCGGTGAGAGCAACCGACACACTCGGTGTTACAGCACCAACCAATCCAGAGGCTTCAACCCCCGTTAATGCTGCGGTGCTTTCTACCGTTACTGTTCCGACATTACCGCTTGCTACATCACCAGAGAACGGCAGTGCAACAACAGAGCCAACAGCACCTGATGCAGCAACCCCACTTAACGCAAACGAAGGGCTTGCAACCACTGAGTCAACTGCACCTGACCCAGCCACTCCAGAAATAGCCACTACCAAACTGGATGTGACTGTTCCTACCGAACCTGTTGCTTCATTACCAAACAGCGTTAGCTGTCGCTCTACTGTGTCTACACTTCCGAACGCATCAACGCCCGTTAGGGCAACAACTATTTGAGAGGCTACTGTTCCAACAAGCCCAGAACCATCTACGCCAGTAATAGCAACGTCTTGCGCTGCCGTTACCGTTCCAACATTTCCTGCTGCAACTACACCGCTTAAAGCTATTGATAGGTTTGCAACCGCCGTACCAACAAACCCTGAAGCAACATCGCTGGTTAAACTCTCAGACCCTGTGCCTACAACCGTCCCAGCGAAACCTGATGCGTTTACACCAGTTAAAGCAACCGCTGAATTGGCTGCGACAGTTCCTACCAATCCACTTGCGTTTACACCACTTAGTGCAACCGACAAGTTTGCTACTACTGTTCCTGCCGAACCACTTGCCTCTACACCAGTTAAAGCAACCGATGCGTTAACCGTACCAACATTACCAGCACCACTTACACCAGTCAGGGCGACAGTAATCGAACCCGTGACTGTACCTACAGCACCACTAGCCGCATTCCCTGTTAAAGCTACACTAACAACAGCGTTAGCACCCCCAAGTGATGCAAAAGGTGCTTCCGCGAATGCGGTTATCCCAAACATAATTTACGCGGCTATACCGCGCCCCATTAAGTTGTGGACAGGCGCAATAAAGCTGTAGATGTAGTGTTGCTTGGCATTGTCAGCGTAAAAGTACCGGCAGTAATCGTCTGCGATCCGAAGGTATGCACGCTAACAGCGCGGTTGCTTTGAGTCGAGTTGTATAACAAGACCGTATCGAAAGCCGTAGTAACCGTGAGCGCAGTCCACTGGAAGCTTGCAGATGGGGTCCAGTACGCCACACCAGCAGTAGCCGAAGTGTTGGTCGAAGCCGGAGCGTTCGCGTTAGTCACCGTAACACCACCAGCCGTATAGCCAGTGCCTGACGTGTTGGTCACTTCACCAGTCGTCGTGTACGCAGTCGTGCCAGCATTCATCGTTGCCGATGCAAAGTAGAGCGCTGCTTTGAAAGTATCAGTCGTAGGCGAAGTCAAGCTACCACGCGAGGTGAGAGTAGACGTGCCGAACTGATGCTGACCGAGCATCAATTCCTGCATAAAGCTTGTACACATGCTTTGAGTATTAGGCATAATAATTCCTTATCCGAAAAGAGATGTTTCGCCGCCAAGAACAGGCCACTTCTTTAATGTAACGTGAGCGGAACGATGTACTAGCTCACCATCAAGCCAGTACTCCACCCAAGTGGTCAATTCATTGTCGTCATCGATTGAACCCTCGCGCTTATCGAGCAGGGATTCGTCCATGTCACCTTTAGTAGTCGTAATAATCAAGAGATCCTCACAATCGCAGAAGTGTTAGTAGCCGAAGGGAATGTAACAGTAAACGTAGACGTTGATGTTTTATCTGAACCGAAATCCAAAACAATCATCGCTGGGTTAGCAGACCCATCATATTTGTATATTAACGCACCGCGAGCTGTAAATGCTCCAGTCCATGTTACGTTACTAAAAGAGTAATAAGAAACCGTGCCAGTCGTACCAGTCGTTGGCACTTGGCTAATCGTTAAAATCTCCCCACCCGCTGAATAACCAGAGGCTGACACTTCGCCAGTCGTCGTATACGCAGTCGTTTGGTAATCAAGCGTAGCTAAGTTGGTATATAGCGCGATCTTAAATACCTGCGTAGTGCCGGTATTTAGGTTAAACGTGCCGGTATTTAGCCCGTTTTTATACGTATTCGTCGCGTAATTTCCAGTGAACGCCATAGTATTACGTCACTTTCTGCCGGTATTGACCACTGCGGTATGCATCCTGACGCTCCATGCCATCGCCGAGGCGTTTAGCAATCGCAAGAGCTTCTTGGTACTTCTTCTCGTACTGAGCAGTGATGTCAACTTCACCCTTCATGTACGTATAGCCTTCTACCAACGATGCGTACAAGAGGACAGAATCAAGATTATCGCCAAGCCAAGTTTGACCATCAGAAGCGGTTGTAATGCTCTCAGGGTAGTAAAAGTAATGAAGCTCGACGGTGTAATTAACATCTGGCGTAGGTCCCAAAATAAACGATAGTTCGTCTGAAATTGTGGAGCCTGAAACAGTTGGACCAAACAAAGCGTAGTACTGCGGAAGATCACGATCCGCAGTTGTGACAGTTGGGAACGACTCTCGTATAAAGTTAACGTCTTTATTAAGCAAGTAATGATATGCGCCCAAACTGTCTACAACAGCCATAGAGTACACAGCCAAGAAATCAGTTGGGCAAGACAAATACTTGTTACCAGTGCTTGCTGTACCGGTGACGTTCTTGCGGATTGATGGGAACTGCACTGCATTGAAGATACGCTGTTCAGCTTGCGTGATGAACGTGTTGATCTGCTGAGTACCAGAAAACGTAGTCGTGCCCGAGCCAGACGTATCTGTCCACGTCGAGGTTGGGAAATCGTTTTCGAGGTAACTTTTTAGCGTACTAAACAGTGTCGTGTAGTTCACAACGAATCCTTACGCCATTGGTCCGCGAGCCATCTTGCCCTTGGTCTGAGCTTTTCCACCACGCACTTGGATGCCTGATGTTTTCACATCTGTCTCAGGATAACCAGAGCCCTCAGGCAACACGTTCGTGTTTGGACGAGGCTGTGTGTACTTTCCAATCGGATCTTTCGTTTCGACAGGAAAGAAATCAAATTTGTCATTCGAGTTCATTAACGCCCCCGGCTAGATGACTTCTGATTCATTGCACGAGCAAGATTGCGTCCGTACTTTTTCATTTCTAAAGATGTAACGCCACCTTTTTTCATGCCGTGCATGCGCTTCTCGTGGCTCTTCACTTCTTTTTTAGCCTCGACATCAGCAATTTTTTTAACTTGTTTCTTGTCCATTTAATGCTCCTTAAGTAACGGATACGGTTACAGTTCCTATTGAAATACCCATCGCCAAATTGTTTGGCGTTAGCCCATCATCATTCAATCGGGAACCGCCAACCGGTGCCCATCCCCACTGTATGATTCTACTACCACCCTCTGGTGTACCGTTAGCTAAATAGCCAGTACCAGTCTGCGTTATTTGCAATCCGTTATTGCCTGAACTGACGTAGCTAACGTCTGGTCTTGGTTCACGCACAGCCTGCGGATCATTCACTGGATACAAACCCAACGACAACTGCGGCTGATCCGGTTCCCAGCAAGATGGGCAAACCTTGATAGATACGTTCTTGGTCTTGATGACCAGGTTCTTTAGTTGAGTGAGCTTATAGCGAAAACCGCAGCGGTCGCACTCTGCGATTGCAAACTTGCCAGATGCAAATCTGCTTGGCATGACTAGCGGATAAAGCTTTCACGCGGAACAAAACGAACCGGAGCCTTCTCTCGGTCTTCTGTAGCCGCCAACTCCCACTGCTGCTCGTAATCTGCTTTCAGCATTGGGATGCGATTAGGATCAACTCCTGGTAGCTTCATCGATAAGTTATAGGCAAGCCCAGCCACCATTGCAGGCATCATGCGGAATGGGATGTCCTGACCATTGATACCGTTGCCTGCATCCTGCATACGGCGCAAACGCCAGTACACAAAGGTATAAGTCTGGCTGTTATCTGGCGTAGGCCAAACGTGAATACGCGGCGGGACGGTTTGCCCTGTTGAATCTGTAGCGCCAGTGCGGCGCTGAATCCATACCTGAATCGGACGCCCAACAGCATTCTTGTTGGGGATCATGGCGTAGGTTGATTCGCTGATCCGGCTGATATTGATGTCAGTCTGGTTCTGGTAAGTTCCAGTGCGGATAACGTGATCCAAAAGATCGACTGTATCGACAGGTAAATCGTACGTGATCGTTGGCGTGGGGGAAGTGTATGCAAGAGTTATTTGCCCCTGCTCCACCGTCCACATGTTAATCCCACGGTTCGCCCATTCCATCGTAAGCAGGTTTAGGGATCGACGAGCCGTACGAAGGTCGTAACCAGAACGCAGCTCTTGACCACAGCGTTCAAACGCCTCCTCGACCAGTTGGTTTAGGTCAAGGTTAAATGCAGTTGTGTCTGTGGTTTTATAGGCCATTTATTTCTTCGCAGTCTTAGCCGAATCAATGAAAGCTTGAGCCGTTGGTGCGCCCTTCTGTCCTGGCTTGCGCATCTTCTCGCCAGAGCCTTTGGCTATGCGCTTTTGCTTTGCGTGGATATTTGCGTAAAGACCTACGGGGCCACCCTTTTTGTACAGGGTGACATCGTTCGGATCATCCTTGCGTTTGATCGTCTTGGCTTTAGGCATCTTGGAGGGGGCAATCGCCCCCATCCCGCGCGAGGCTCTCACTTAGCACACTTTCCCGCGAGTATGACCCTTGGTCTGGATCGAGTGCTCGCCGTGGGCACGGATTGAACCGCCCTTAGCAAACGACTTGGGACCACCAGCCATTTTTTCCTCAAGAGCGCGAGTGTGACCACGTTTCTGAATGCCATGCTCGCCATGAGCGAGCTTGACGTTTGAACCCTTCTCAACGTCAGAACCCATGCCACGCGGACCCATCACTTCTTTAATGCTGCCGCCTTTTGCCATTTTCAGTCCACCCTTTTTGTATGGAGCCATAGCCATCTGATCTTTCTCGATGTCTTTCTTAGGACGCATCATGCCGCCCTTTTTCATGCCCTTCATCTCTGCCATCTCATGTTTGATCATGGAGGCAGGAGCACCCTTCTTCTTCATAAAGCCAACTTCTTTTTTAACCATCGCTTTGGATTCCACGTTGCCTCCAGTTTTCATACCGGCGAACCGGTTTAGTTTGTTAAACGGCATGTCAACCTTGCCATGCCGGGTATCTTGCTTTGCAATTTTCATTAAACCACCAGCAGCCTTCTTCAAACCTTCCTTCGACATGCGTTCAGCATCAGCCTGTTTGATGCCACTACTCTTAGCAATCGCAGGGTTGTGCGCTGCCGCACGGAAAAGCTTTAGCTGTTTGGCGGTCCAAGGCATTACTTCATCTTCTTCAAAGTCTGCGCTAAACGAGCGCGCTGCCCCATGACACCAGGTTTCTTAGCAGCAGCTGCCAGCTTCTTGGCTGGGATAGTTTTGCCAGCCTTAACACCAAGAGATGAACGCAAAGCGCCTGGTTTCTTAATCGCTTTCTGAATCCATTTCTCAGCCATTAGATCATCCTGCCTTTTGTTTTGCCGCGCTCTGCACAACCATCAGCACGTTTAGATGCTGAAGATACTGAGCCACCGGCCTTGTATCCAGCTTGATTATAGGCTTCGACATCGCGCACGTCTTGCGGAACTTTTTTGAAGTCAGCAACGGCACGTTTAAAATCTTTGTCCGCGCCAGCTTTGTATGTCGTCGATACTTTGCTTAACATGTCATTGCCAGCGTTTGCAGCTTCTTCTGCACGCTTACGCGCATCTTCCATCTTTGCTTTGTAATTAGCCACGTTGACCCTTTAAAGTTTTATGGGCACACCTTTGCCCACAAGAAAACCAACGACTAAAGCACCAACAAGTACCAAGAATTTTTCAATAAAAGTCCTGCCAACTTTTTTGTAAAACTCATCTGATAGCTCTTCGATAGCAATCCTCGCCGCTTCTTTGGCAATCAATCGTTCGCGGTCTGTGAGTTCAATCCCGTTCATGTCAACATTTCCACGCCCGAAGGCTCTTGTTAATACGAGAATTTGGGTCGTTCGCTGTCTTTGCTGAAGTTAACTTCTTCTTCATACCGCTCATGCGGGCACAGAAGGACGCCTTTCTTGGGCCTCCCTCCGGTTGTGGTGCTTTGAGTCCAGGCTTTCCAGGATTTGCGCGATTGTACGAGGCTCGACCCTTGGCGTTCAAACCGCCCTTCGGATTCTTGCCTTCCTTTCGTTGCCATGCTGGAGTCTTAGCCATTACGCCGCATCGCTCAAGGTTTGTTCAACAGGGGTTAGCATCGGATACAAGATGTCATTACCAAAGTCGCTCAAGTATTCATGCACCCCCATGTGACCAAGCTTGATCGTTGGGTCAATCCAAATGTCGAACCCAGCTGCGCGGGCGCGATCACAGAATAAAAAGTCTTCACCGATGTAGCCTTGTGGCGTGGTCAGGAAGTCAAAGTAAGCATGAAGGATCTTGTCGCTGTTGGTGTCTTTGTGCGCCCACTCAGGGTGGTCATCACGCAACTTTTCAAACACCTTGCGCTGAATCATCATAAAACCAGTGGCAATACGGTGAGCTTTGACGTTGCCCATCTGATCCATACTCACCGTACCTTCGGTACCATTCACACCTTCACCGCCATCAAGCGAGAGGATGTACACCTTTCCCTCTTTACGAGCTTGGTAAGCGCCGCCAACAATCGCTTTGCTTTGATTCCACGCCAGCAGACGGATCACTGAATCTGGATCAAACGTCATGTCCGAATCAATGAACATCAGATGATCGCAATCAGACTGCATAAACTCGTACGCAATAAGGTTCCGCGCACGGGACACAACAGAACAGCCGCAGATGCTGCTGACCTGAATATGAATCCCATGCTCCAACACTTTCTGAGCAAGCTGCATTAACGATACCGCCATCTTCAAACCTACTTTATGGTCGTAGGCTGGAAGACCAATCATTATTTTTTTGCCAGCAAGATCGAAACCTTTTTGGTTTTGCACGAATCACCCGTAGAAAATTGTCACAGAGCCAATACCGGTTACAGTTGCATACACGTTCGTACTGAATCGTACGCCTTCACCCGGCATTAAAAGATACGTTGGTTGTGTGACGGAACCAACAGTATTGACAGTCATACGCGTAGAACCACTAGAACCACCATCAGTTAAGACGACAGATCCAGCGGATGCACCGGGTACGATATAAATAGCTTTAACGCGGCAAGATTGAATATTGCCAGCGCTATTCTGTGCAGCAAATTGCCCTGAAGCTGTGAGCGGTACGCTTGCTAATACATCTGTTTGCATAGCCATAATTAATCTCCTGAAAAGTTAAACAAGGGGGCGCGAGGCCCCCCAGAGATTAATTAGTTCTGTAACGATGTTGGGTTAGCTGCACCGTCAGAGCCACGCACAACGTACGCAATCACAATCGTTCCCGCACCAGTCGTCGCCGAAGCAAGTGTGTAGGTCACAATCGCGTCGGTCGTACCAACGTTATTGATTAAACCAGCAGCAGTCGTGCTTGCAGCACCGAGCGTAAAAGAAACAACACCAGCAGTGGCAGTTGGAAGCGTCGCAGTGTTTGTGATATCAGTCGCGCCAATCGAAAGCTTTAACGTGCCAGCGCCATACAGCGTTGTGCAGTTAAAAGATGCTGAAGTAATTTGTGCGCCAGCAGGAAGAACAAAAGCTGTTGCGGCAGTGCCGCTTGTTCCAATTGCAATGCTTTGGGACACGATGGTCGCGCCCATGTTACGAATCGTTCCAGCAGTAGTGCCGGTCGTGTTTTTAACGGTACCGAGTAACCACGGTCCAAGATGAGTAGCGAAACCCATTTAAATCTCCTTATGCACAAGTCGCCATACCATCAGTGCACTGTCCTCTAGGTAGGTTGGTATGACTGAAATCCTAGCTAAGTAAATACTACACTAAAAACTAAATAAAGGGGGTTTTTACACCCCCCTTAATTAATACTTACGCTTCCTCGTACTCTTCCTCTTCCTCTTCTTCCTCTTCCTCTTCCTCGTCCCAATCCTCGTCTTCGTCTTCATCAACTTCTGGGATTTGCAACGACTCTAAGAAATCACCCAAGCCACTCAGGTCAAGGTCGTAATCCGATTCAATCGTCAAGGTAACGCCGAAATACTCAATTGTGATGCTCATGTCAGTATCTCCGTAAATTGTTGCGGTAGCACAATTGCTACCACGCTCATTTTACCGGCCATATATGACACTAAAAATATTATTTAAATCCTTGATTATAAATAAAAAAGGGGGGCTTTTGGCCCCCCTTCCGTACTACTTACGCACCTTGCGAACCAAAGATTCCAAGGGGATCAGACCAGCCGAAGCTGTAACGCTCACGAGCCTTGTAACGGACGTTACCGGTGTCGAAGTCGCCGTCCATGCTGTTTTGCAGCGGGGTGCGGACGAAGTGCTTCATACCGTTAGGCACGTCGGTCATCAAGAACCAGCCGTTGGTGTCGGTCAAGAAGTGGTTAACAGCGTAACCTTCTGGGATCGAAGCCAATGACTTGATCGCGTTGATGTCGTTGTCGGTCGTGCCAACACGCAATTCCGTCTGCAAGAGGCGGGTTGCGACGAACATCAGGCTTGGAGGAACAATCAACTTGCGTGGTTTAGCAGCGATGAGCAAACCACGTTCGTCGGTCCAGCCAGCGATCTGAATAACGGCGGCTTCAAGCGAAGTCTCGTTCAGGTCGGCTTGGGTTGCGAAAGTGTTGCTGTTCGTGCCACCCGAAACAAGCGGATGATCCGTAGCGCAGAGAACCTTACCGTCACCACCGGTGTAACCCGAGGTAAAGGCGTTGTTCAGCACTGCGGCACCCTTAACTTGCTTGGTGTACGCCATAGCGCGAGCCAACGACTTGGTGTAACGAGCAGACAAGCTGTCGTACAAGTTATCCTCAATCGCTTCTTCAGTGATCGAGAAACCCAAGGCGATGGTTTCGTGCTGGTAACGAGCCGTCCAAGCTTCTTGGGCGTTGTCATAGGCAATTGCGTTGCCCTCGTTCTTGACAGGAGCGGCGGAGAAACCGGACAGCTTGGTTTCTTCTTCGAACGAACGCTCAGAGCTCTCGGTTTCATAGATCTCTTTGTGCTCTTCGCCGTAACGAGCATACTCCAAGCCGAACAATGCGTTCAGACCGGGGAGAAGCTCTTTCAGTAGTTGTGCGCGTGAAATAGCCATTTAAATATCCCCTTAGATGCCAGTGGCGCCGCGATAAATATGAACACCCTGAGTCCAAGTCACGAGGACTTCGACAAAGGAACCAGCGGCAGTTGCTGTGTCAGGCACAACGTCTACCACTTTGAACGTGTAGGTGCTGGTTGTGCCAGCCGCGTTCAGGATTGCTTGCTGCGAATCACCGGTGGTCGTGCTACCAATGTTGTTCACGAGCTGGGCGTTGCCGCCAACCAATGAAGAACGAGCAGCTTGAGCCACGGTCGTGCCGCTTGACACGATTGCACAACGCATCACCAAGTCAGGATCGTCAGCCACGTAAGCTTGGATCGAGTTGGCGCTGTCAGGCGTGCCAGTCGTGCTAGCTGGGTAGTACTGCGCGTAAATGCGCTGACCAGCCGAGTTGATGTATGAACAGCCAAGGAACACACCAGCAACTTGCACGGAGGTGGTCGTGTTAACAGTCGTACCGCCGCCAACCACGCAGCCGGAAGCCGACATCAAAACAACGTCACCGTAGAAAATTGCTGTGCCCCAGCCGCTCTCGATCGGGATTTGACGGGTGGATCCGGCGTAAACCTGACCACCTAGCAAATTCACCGGACGAAAGCCGTAAGGCTTGTCGACAGTTGGATATGCCATTTAAAAAGCTCCTAAAAGGTTATTTGGACCCGCGCCCAAATGAAACCGCAGATTTGCGTTCATTGAACAACGGCATCCGAGGGTCGTTTGTCTTCATAAAACTATTGTCCACTGCCTCAATTTGAGATTCGGATTGGCGGCCGTAATATGCATTACGCTGCTGCACCATCTCAATTGGTGCCTTGCACAACAGCAAACCTCCTACCTCAACATTGTCTTTAAACTTACTGCTGGGGTCGGAGTAAAGGTGCATCTCTGGATGGTCTTCTGACTTGCAGGGAACCCATCCTTCTCTAAACTTTGCGGAAGTATTCGTGGGATCAAATTGACCCATGATTGCTGTCCGAATCCACCTAAACGCGTAACCATCTTTGGGTTCCGGTGTTGGTAGTGTCTGTGGGGCAACCCACGCTGCAGGTCGCTGTGTAGTTTCTCTACCTTGTAACTCACGAGCGAGACGAGTATTTTCAGCCATTTTGTTTCTCCAAGTTAAGAACTGCTTTTGCGTACACTTCCGGTTTTAAGCCCAACTTCTTGGCCAGAGCCATCTGTGTGTTCGTAAGTCGCACTTGTTTTGGCGCGGTGCTTCGCGTTGCTGGAGCTACAACTGTGGCTGCTTTGCGCGGAGCGGGCTTTTCGTCCACTGCCTCCGTCGGTTCAGGCTTGGCTTCCTCAAATTGCTCTGGGAAACGTCGCCGTATTGTTTCATCCACTCGGCGGTAGTAGTCATCACTTGTAGGATCTACACCAGACCGGACCAGCTTCTCATGCAGGCCAAGAGCGAGGGCAGTCATCTCCTCATCCGCACCGAACCAGGTATTTTTCGCTTTCCAAGCTTCCGCTTTAAGATCGCGATTTTGCTGCATTTGGCGTGGTTGAACCTGTTCAGTTTTAGTTTCTACTCCAATTTCACTTGCATGTAAAGAGGGTGAATTCACCTCACGTAACCGTAACTTGGCATCTGTGAGTTCCTCTTGTGCATCTGTAATCAATGAAGCGTCGCCAGATTCATAGGCTTCCTTCAAGCGCTGCTTGGCAGCCAGCAACTCTGCATTTGCGCTCTTGGTTATCTCTTCAGCAATCAGCTTCTTGCCAGCACCAAGCTGCTGTTTCAATTGCCGGTTTTCTTCAAGATACGCCTGCGCTACCCTAAACGCTTCCTCCCTTTCACGGGCGGCAGAATCTTTGGCTCGGCGCTCGTCATGCCAGACCTTCTTCATCTGGCTCAGACGTTTCTTGACCTTTTCCGAATATTCTTCTAGATCGTCTTTTTCAAGCTCCTCCACAATCTCTGATGGGAGCGGCTCACGCCCACGGTCTTGCGGCGGCGTGTCATCTACTACCTCAAGCTCAATATCCTCTATGGTTTCTTCAGGAGCAGCTGCTTGAGCTGCTGGAGTTTCATCAATTTCATCTGGAAATTTAAAGCCTGCCATGTTTCACCCCTATGCGTTGGTGATGCCGCGTGGATCTTCAACCACGGCTTCAACGGTATCGTCATTAATAATGCGGAACTCTCTGCCATGAATCTTGAATCGCGTACCTGCGTACGCACGAGTCATCACAAAGTCGCCCTTTTTGCACCAAGGCCCAGAAGGGAAACGTGCTTTGTCGCTGTAGGCCATGTCGCCCAACTCAACAACAAATAACACCTTGGTGGTTAGTTCTTCAGTCATGATTGTCGAATCAGCCTTGATCAATCCGCTGTCAAACTCTTCTTCAATCGCTGGAACCATGCACAAAATCCGGTAGCCTTTTGGAGCTGGGATTTGCTTGGCTTTTGATTCTGCTTCTGCTTGTGTTTCTGCAACGTCAATACTACTCATCGTCGTCTTCCTCTGCTTTCTTTGCAAGGTCTGTTATAAGTTCCTTTGCGTAGGCAAGACCCTGAATGACTCCGCAAAGTTTTTGATACTCAGAATAATCTTCGACTGTTCCTCTAGATAAAAACTGAGCAATTTCTGCGCGACGTTCATCAATTTTTGCGTTGATGTAGTCAACGGATTTGTCATCTATCACTGTTGTTTAGCTCCCTTTGGTTGTGCAAGCTGCGCCTTGTGTTTGGCGATATCAATACCCATGCGAAGACCGTCTTTCTGATCTTCTCTTTGTGCAACATCACGCTCTTTGGCGATTTGCGCGCCAACCTTCATCCCCTCAAGCTGCTGCTTGCCTTGAAGCTCCGCTTCTTTGAGACGGATCTCGTCAGCTTTTGCTAGTGCATCAGTCTTGTCCTTCATAATCTTGCGATCAACGTCTGCTTTCTTAATTGCAAGCTCCTGCATCTGCATCTGAACCAGAGGATCTTGAGCCTGTTGTGCTGCCTGTTGCGCTTGTGCTTCAGCGGTATCTTTCTGAAGAAGTTTTGCGGCGGCTTGCGCGGCCAGTTGTGATAGCTGCACCTCAACTTCTGGTGGTAGGGTGTGCTCGCCATCCTTCTCAGGCATCGGTGGCAACGCAGCACCAAGTTGCTTTTCAATTTCTTTGCGATACTGGAATGCGACGTGCTCCATGATGTGCGCCATCGCTGCCTGTTGTATCGACTGCGCCTGCGGATTTTGACCCATCAACGCAGCAAGTTTTGGATCGCGCATCGCAGACATGTGAACAGCCAAGTGCGCCTCGTGATCCTGATACAGGAAAGCCTTCACAGGTTTTCCATTCATAATATTCATGTTCTCAGTCACTGGATCCACCGGCCGCATATCAGATGGCAGCGGCACAATCTTGTCGACGTTCTTCACGCCAATTGTCTCAATCATTTGACGGTGCAAATACGCCAAGTCATACAACTGTGGTGCGCTCGCAGCCAATTGAAGAACAGCCTGGAACTGCACAACCTTTTGACTCATGGTCGCTGCGTTCGGATCTCCAACTGGGTAAATATCCGTGTGATCGTAGTCAGACTTTTTGGCCTTGCGATTGCCAACTTCTGGTTCGTAGCTGTATTCCTCTGGCGTATCGTCACGAATAATTCCAGCCAACAAGCGGAACTCCTGCTTCATGGCATAGTAAATGCGCGCTTGTACTGCGCTCATTACCTTTAATACACGCTCTAAAACCGCCAGCGTTGTGCCAACCGGAGCCTGCGCTGACATGTCGCTGATCTTCAAATCAGCCACAGCAGCAAATCGTCTGCCGTCTTCAACCACTTGGTTCATCAAGGCCATCAATACTTGGCTTGGTTCCTTATATGGAAGCGGCAAGATGTTGTCTTTGATCGCGCCACTTGGCAGATCCACATCCCTAAATTCTCCCGGAGCAATCGGTGTATCGTCGCCCTTAACACGCAACCCACGCGCTTTTAATCCACCCGGCAAATTAGACAGGGTTCCTGCGTCGATCAACTGACGCATTAACGATGTACCAGCTTTTGCATGCCCACCAATTAGATGGATCAGGCCAAAGTAATAAAAACCAAAGCCCGGAATGTATCCATAATGCACAAAGTGTTGGCGACGCTCTTTGAGTTTGTCGTCTTGCAACCAATTACGACGAATGGACAGAATTGTTGATGTACCCTTCTCCATCGTCACAACATATGGCAGCGCAATACCAGTGGGCTCACCGTCTTTGTCTTTATCTTCGTAGCCATCAAGATCAAGATTGACGTGCATCTCTAGTAATTGGAAGCGGTTGTCAGCGTTCGCTGTAAATCCAGTCTCCAACGCTTTTTGCTTTTCAACTTCATCAAGAACCGTCATCGGTTCGCCAAGATCCACGTCTCTATAGAACCCAGCCACCTGCAATTTGCGTAATTCGTTCTTGGTTTTACGCATGCGATGCGTAATACGATCCGCAGATTCAAGATTCATCGCACCATAAGGCACAACAATGTCCTCTGCTGCGATAAATACTGAGGCTTGCCGGTCTAAACTTGGGTCAAAATACACTTTCTTGAAAGCATTACCAGATAAACACAGGCTGATTAACATGCGCTCGTGCTCTGGACGGTACTCTTTCATCACTTCTGTCAGCTGATAGTTCATATCATCAGCAACACGGATCGATGCATCCTTCTTTTCCGGTGTTTCTTTACCAACAATCTTCGTTTTCACCGGTCCCATCGCTGGGAACGTCTCCATGATCGTCTCTGACTGAAACTTAACGGCGCTTTCCATCAAGAGCGGGTGATAAACACCGCACGCACCAGGCCACGGCTCAGTCCGGTCCTCATAATTCAGACCCAAAAGCTTTAATCCCTTCACATACGTATCGAGCCAGTCTTTACGTGCCGTTAAATCTGAATCGTAATCACCAAGCAAGTCGCCAGCGAGTGAGGCCAGCACCTGATCAGGAATAACTTCTGCTAAGTTTTCACCAAAATCTTCATCCACTTCTTTGGCAATCTGTAGCTCCATGCCATCCATATGAATATTGACTGCCTCTGGATCCTCGATCTCGATTTCAATATCGGGTTCATCTTGAGCTAGCGCCTCTAAACCTTGAGGGGCTTCGTACAGTGACTTTTCGACAGCCATTTAATTCTCCTAATAGTACCCAGCGTTCCGATGGGATTTAAATTCTCGTATTGGATCTTCTTCATCCATCTCAACTCTGATAAAGCCGCCTTTTCTAAAGCGCATCAAAGCCATAGATACCGTATCAACATAATCGTCGTGATCCCCAGCTGGGAAAGAGGCAACTTCATCCACCACTTCTTCAGCCCAATGCGTATTAGGCGCCCAGACTCTTCCAGATGCAAAGAGATCTGACACCGCATTCAACCTCGTGATTTTATCGTTACCCTTAGTGGGCGTGAATTCCTGAACAGGAATGCCCATCGCTCGCAACTCATAGATTAATGGAGCCCCAGAGGCTTTCTTCTCAATCACCACAGAATCCGGATTCCATTCTTTGTACTCCCTAAAGAACAACCTCTTTAGTTCTGGAAACTCCACCTTGTCACGAATCGCATTCAGCAAAATAATGTTCGCATTACTTCGGCCATCTTCATCGTCTGTATAAAAAACACCCCAAACCGTACACGCTGAATAGTCCGCTCGCGTCTTTTTCTCAAACGCCGTATCCCAACTCATCAACACATAATCACACGGCGGCGGCGTGTCACTATCCCAGATCTTCCACCACTCTCTCTTAACAATAGCTGCCGAATCCGATGTCGGATTCTGTTGATACTGCGCCTGCCACTTACTATTCGGTAGCTCGTTTCTTAAAGACTCAAGCTCCTCCAACTTCCAAAACTCAGGCCACAACGGTTTCCCAGACGGCAAGATAGCAGGAAATTCAATAACTTCCCACTCCTCCCCACCCCTTTGTGCCTCAGCCTTCAACACCTGCGCTGTTAAGTCCCTCTTACTCCACCGAGTCATGACCACTACAATAGCCCCACCAGGCTGCAAACGCTGTCTCGGTCCAGAGGTAAACCACTCATACACCTTGTCGTAAACCTCGGGATTTCCCTCAGCTAACGCTGCCTCTTGCTCAGAATGCGGGTCATCAATAATCAATAAATCCGCACCCTTTCCCGTCACCGTTCCACCAACACCAATAGCAAAGTATTCCCCGTTCTCGTTCGTCGACCACCGACCCGCCGCCTTCGAATCGTGCCGCAACGCTACATTCGGAAAAATCCGACTGTAAATATCCCCATCAACTAAGTTCCTCACCTTCCGACCAAAACCCACCGCCAGTTCCGCAGTATTCGAACTCTGAATAATCTTCCGCTGCGGGAACTTTCCCAAATACCAACTAGGCAATAAATACGAGGCAAACTCACTCTTCGTATGCCGAGGCGGCATATTAATAATCAACCGCTTCAACTCCCCCTTCGCTACCCGCTCAAACGCATCAGCCATCACCTCATGGTGCCGACCATGTATAAAGTTCGGCCACATCGCCTTCACATAATCCATAAACCGCTCCTGCCCACGCTCCCGCCGGACAGAATGCATGTACTCCTCAGCCATCAACAACAAATGCTCCCGCTGCCCCTCCGGCATACAGTCTATAACCTGTACCAACTTATCCTCAGGCAAAGACTTCAACGCCTCAAACAGCCCGTCATCTGTCAAATCCTCAATCAATCTTATGCACCCTCAAATAACTCGGCCGTATCGACCTCGCCCTACCCTTCACTCCCTTACATACCCCCAACCGAACCAATGACCACATCTTCCGCGCCACATTCCCACGACCCTTCTCACCAGTAAAATTCATCACGTCATCTATAGACGGACCAAAACCAAACCGCTTCCACCACTCATCTATAACTAAATAAATCTCCTTCTGCGCTGGCGTCATTTCCCTTTTCTCCAAAATATACCCCCCTCCCCCCACCCAATTCCAAAACATAAGGGGGGGGGTTCCTATAAATCATCCCCACCAAAACCTGCCAAAAAATCACTTTTCAAGAACAAATCTTTTTAAATCAACAGCTTGCCAACTATAACAGTGTTATAGTTGACCCTCAGATGGTTTCAAGTCTTCAAAGTTGGGCGATCGAGTGTGTGGATTACTAAGCAAGGCTGGAGGCTGAGCTTCGCTCAGATTTGGGGGGTCGGCGGGTGGTGGGGTCGCGCTGTCAACGTTTTCCGCGTTTTCCTGAGCGTCAATGCATTGACTTTCAACATTGACATGCAACGTTACACGCTCTTGACTTTCAATGCTCGCGTCTGGTTGACTGTCAACACTATGCTCGGTGCTTGTTGGCACGGTAACAGCGTCAATTGTTTCAGCGCCCCGCCGCCGCGCTAGCTCAGCAAGTAACGATGCGCCGCCGCTGTTGCCGGAGTCCGATTGGATCGCCTGCCGCAGGCTGTTGATCAACCGCTCGCGTGCAGTGCCTGCGCTTTCGGTTTTAATTATCTCGCGCCGTTCCGTAAACGCAGCGACCTCTGTAACCTTGCCGAGCAGTTCTAGCGCGCGTAACTGTTGCGCCGGCTTCACGTCAGGATTGAGCGCTGCTTGAGTAAGGCGATCTATTACTAAAGCCCTTAGAGCTTCGGGCGTTGCATGTTTTCTCGCTTCCATTGCCACTCTGAAAGCCTCTACCTGCGCCTGAACCGCGCCGATCGCTGCGACCTCTTGACCGCGTCGGCTTTGTGTTTCCGGCTTGCCTTTGCTGTTATACGCTGCGCGATATGCTCCGGCTTTGCTTTCGCCCATTGCTAGCGCCTCTGCAAATTTGACTTGTTTGTGAGTGAGTTTCTTTTCTTTGCTGTTACTCGCACCAAGCAATAGCGCTTCCATCGGGACGGCTTCTAGTCCCTCTGCTATCTGAGCCCTTGTTAGCTTTCGAACCTTGGGTATTTTTTGAGTATTGTTTTCCATAGCGTCGGATGGTATCTGTACTCTATTAGATTGTCCACTCTCAACCTGTTGCGCTTCGCGCGTTAGCCTCGCGCCTGGCGATTTCCTGGCAGCATCGCGCCGCCTTTTTACCGCCCTTTTTCTGCCCTATTACCGCCGCCCCTGAATTCCACTATGCGAAACAATTGACTTTCAACACTTGACTGTCAACCGATTCGAGCCCACTATCGTTATAGCTACCTGCATGACCGTTGATTCATCTACTAACACCACGTGAGGATCATATGAACAAAGCACAGAAACGCGACCTACTAACACTCTGCACGATGCATAAATTGGGCGGCTATGAGGTGAACATTGCACGCGGATTATCAGCGCTCATTCGCTCTGCCATGTCCGAGAAAAGCAAAACGGAATTAATCGAATACGCCGAGATCCTGCAAGTGTCGAAGCACCCCGAATTCCGCATCTAAAACCAACCGCCGGAGCGATCCGGCTTTTCACCCTGAAAGGATAAGCCCTTGAAAACATCCACCGCCCTACTGTTCGCAACGCTCGCAGCGATCGCCACCTTCACCGCGACAGCAATTTTCACCGATGCCGGATATATCGCAGGGCATGCGCCCATCGCGCTGTCCGCTGTCGCGATGGTCACGCTCGCAGCGTGCGCCGTTTTGTCAAATCGTCTCGGAGATTAACCTGAAACACGACCGCCGCCGGTCGGATACCGGCTTCCTAACCTAATCGGAGAATCAAATGGAAAACACTAAATACAACGGATGGACAAACTACGCGACATGGCGCGTCAATCTTGAGATTTTTGACGGTTTTGACCCTAATGAGTATTACAGTGCTTTTTGCCCTAATCACGTTTCAGACCTTGCAGACGGATTGAAGCAATATGCAGAAGAAGTGATTTTTGACTGTGCAGATATTCCAAGCGGCTTGGCAAAAGACTACGCTCTTGCTTTTCTGTCTGACGTTAACTGGCACGAAATTGCGGAGCACATAATTGCAGACTGTGCCGAGGAAGCCGAGGCCGCCTAATCTAACCAAACCCTGCCGGAGGGTATCCGGCATCCCTAACCTTGGAGTGAACACCATGCGATTTTTAGTCTATATCGAAGCCGGCTCAATCGATGCAATTGATAACGCACTGGGATCGGCTGTTGATTCTAACGACATCGACAAGTACGCGACGCTAACGATTGACGGCGAACAGCTGCTATACGAACGCGGCTCTGATTCTGCATCCGACAACCTAAACGCTATGGCTGCAGCCTGCGAAGGCATTACTGAATTCGGGGGCTAGCGATGATCCGCGCCGAGCTTATTACGCAGAATTTTAATTTTGAGGCATACGGTCAAACCACGTCCCACGCCCTCAATGCCCTAAAACGTGGGTTCGCGGTGCATGCCGAGCAGTATTCGCTGCCTGCGGATTGGTGGCGGGCGCACGAGCAAAACATTGCGCTTCGCTACATTAAATTAAACCAAGCATATCGAGACGCTGAACCATTAATCAAACGAAAGGGTATCGAATGAAATTAACGTATATCACCAAAGCGGAAACCGTTTCCACTGGCGGCAATTGCATGGTCGACGTGCTGCATCTCAACGACGGACGCGCGCTCATACTGAACGACGAAATGCTGACACTGTACACATCGTTCGACGAATTCATGGAACACGGCAGCGAAGATGGTTTGCTCGACTTAATGCCAATTTACCCGCATCCGGCGCGCAGTGAAAACCGCAAATATTTAGCGCACTGGGGCGAAGGGTTCGGCAAGCCACACATGGAAAACGTCGACCTGTCATTCTTTGGCGACGGCAATGGATACGAAACAGAACAGATTGCCCAAGTGCTGAAACTAAAACTCGGCGAGACTGCCGACCTGTCAGACTTAAGCGGCACGCATACCGTGCTTCGCATAGCGTGAAAGGCACACGATGAGAGCACACCTTACACTTAAAAGCAGCAATGCCAAAACTGGCGCGATACCTGTATCGACCACTTCGCGCACATCATGCCCGACCGCGTGCCCTTTTAAGCGCGCCGGATGCTATGCCGACGACTACCACCTGTCGATGCACTGGGACAAAGTAACGGCAGGCGAGCGCGGCGCGTCGTGGGCGCAATTTTGCGCCAGTATTGCATCGCTGCCGGACGGCACACTGTGGCGACACAATCAAGCAGGCGATCTACCGCACACCAACCAGGCGATCGACCAAACAAAACTGCGCGACCTTGTCGCCGCTAATCACGGCAAGCGCGGATTCACTTACACGCACCACACGCTCACACCCCACAATCTAGACTCACTTTTTGAGGCGGCGTGCGGCGGCTTTACGGTCAACCTATCAGCGGACAATCTCGCGGATGCAGACCGCAAAGCGGCAACTGGCTTGCCTGTCACTGTCGTGCTGCCGACCGAGCAACGCGCAAACACGCTCACGCCACACGGTCGCAAGGTGGTGGTGTGTCCGGCGATCGTACGCAACGAAGTGACGTGCGCGACGTGTCAACTATGCGCTCGCGGCGATCGCGATGTAATTATCGGTTTTCCCGCGCATGGATCACGCGCAAAACGCGCGGATGCTGTTGCACGCCGGACGATCCCGATCAAGGTCGCGGCATGATTTATCAATTCAAACCACTGCGACGCGACGCGCACCTACTGGACGCAACACGGGCACAAGGCGCAATTTCGTACGGCACACGGCTGCGCGTTGTCACTGGCTCGCGCGTCGGCGATACGGTTGAAGTAAAAGATTTGCAGGGCTCGCTGCGCGTCCGCGTGGCGATTAATTCACTGGAAAGGGTATGACATGAAAACAAAAAACGCCATCAAAAAATACGCTCACGGGCTCGCGGAGGCGCACTTTTATTCTGATGATAATGTGCCGTGGCAACCATTTGAAGACCAAAACGAGGAATGGCTGCACGAGCACGTCGAATATCTAGCGCACGCGGTCGAGCGCGCTATGTTATGGGCACGGGGCGATGATGAATTACCGAGTTGAAGCTCCAAAACGCAAGACGTTCACAGAATCATTCGCTGACAGGCAAAGCGCGGAGGCGTACGCCGCTGCGCTTTTCTATGCGCTAAAAATCGACACGCGAATCATCCACAACACACCAGCAAAACCATTACCAGCAGCACCATTTTGAAAGGGGCATGAAATGTCAAAAGCAAAAGATCCGCACGCGCTCGTGTGGGAAACGGTAGACGCTAAACGCATCCTGAAACGGGTCGAGCACCTACTGGAACAGGCAGAGCAAAACCTGGAAGGCGACAATTTCGATCGCGATTTCGTGCTGGGATGCGTCAGCGCGGCGCACTCACTCGCAGCAGGTCGCACAAAATGACGGGCAAAATCGCAGGCTGGCTGGCAGATGGGGCGATCGCAATCACGACGTTGCTTGTGATGTGGTTGCTCGTGTGCGTAGTTTTTTCAATTCAATAAAGGGGACAGCATGAAACCACAAGATATGCAAGAACTGAGCGACAAGGTCACAGCAATGCTGGGACATTTCAAATCAAAAGATGCAGTCACGTTTTTAAGTTTTTACATTGCGTACGTCTGTCAGCTATGCGGTCATTCTAAAGAAGTGGCAATCAATTTTGTCGCTAGCCGGATGGCAAGTGTGTACGACGAGGACGCACCACCACCCAAAGAAAAGCAGAACTAAAATGAAAAAATTAACGAAAGAGAAAATCGCAGTCCAGACCAAAGACCCTGAGCGTCCAATTATCCTGATCGACTGGCCGGAACGCGCCCAGCTTGTCGATATGTATGGCTCACGGGTAAAGGGCGAAAAATTAGACGTCTATTGGAATATGATGATCATGCGCCGAGACGGGGAAACGCTCGACACCATAGGACGGTTCTACGGTGTTAGCAAAGAGCGCGTGCGGCAGATTGAGCACGGATTTATCCGGCGGTGTGGGCAGTTTTATCAACGTACAATGACTGCTTCAAAACTTGGCTAGCGCGGAAGAGGCCGACCCTGACATGGTAATCGTTGAAGTCTTCGCCCACGGTGTCACTCATCCAATACGGTTTACCTGTGTTCAGGGCGGCCTGTTTACCGACGCCGTTCGCATCATGGTCGGCGACGATGATCCCGCCGCCGATCTGCCTCGCTACGAACTCCATGTTGCTAGCACTAAAGCAGACGTGGATTGTGTAGCGAACTTTCATCGCACGCATAACCGCACGAATACTGAGTCCGGTGGCGTAACCCTCGCAGAATATTGGCAGTCCCTTGGCTTGGATGACATAACTTGCCCCCTTGGAGGATTGACCATAGAGGAACTTCTTGTTCCCTTGTTCATCGATGAGCTGACATCCGACAAGCCGGCCAGCACTACGCATCGGCACAACTAAGATTCTCTGACCGTCCTTGTGCCATACGTTACCTGCTTCATCTTTGAATCCCTTGCGCTCAAGGTACGGGTGCGTGTCTAGCGTGGTTTGATGCAGGATCCAAGCAGCTTTATCTGCCGCAGCCTTAGCTGCAGCCTGTCGCTCACGGTCAGCATGCCGCATCTGCTCTCGTGATATGGACGGGCGAGCGTTGGGGTCGTTGGTTTTCCACATGCTGGGGTTCTGCATCGTTGCCCAGTTTTGCACCCAACCAACATTGCCTAGAAACTTATAGCGCCCATTGCGTTTGCGCGGATGGTCTTCTGTTGGCGTTGCCACCCAACGGTTGGGTATGACATGGTCAACGATCAATCCATGCGAACGGGCGAAATCTTCAAAGGTCATCGTTCAATCCTTTCGTTGATCCATTCTGCCTGACCACGGCGCGGATCATCCAGGTAGTCATCGAGTGCTGTGCGTCCATAGTCCACAGCGATTGTGTCGTCACCCTCACACTGGCCGCTGTTGGGACGGTGTGGGAACAAGTAAGCCTTGCAGTGACAGGGCTTCATGGGTATGTCAACGTGGCACGGTTGCGTGCCTTCGCCCATGCAATGTTGCGTGACTTGATCCAGCGCGCGGTCTTGGAACTCACCTCACTCGCAGGCGCTTCTGACAGGCCGCGTGGCCATGCCCCAAACTTCTCTCTGTACTTGTGCGCCGCCCACTTCGGGTTGTAATCGCGCTCGCTTGCGTACCGTAAGAGCTCGCTGTAGAAACCCTGACGCTCGTCGGCCTTGGATCGCAAACCACTGGTTAACTCTTGCAGCTCGCCGGCCACCGACTCAACGCGGCTCTTCTTCTGCCGGACGTGTCCACACACGGTGCATACATCGGATTTTTTAGGCCACAGATGACCGCATGACGGGCACTTGGATTCTTTTTTCTCGATCTCAGACGGCTCCTTCTTGGCCTTCTCGCCTTGATCGTTCAGCTCACGCACACCATCAACGTACAACTGATCCCAGTCATCACGAAAGCGCAAGTAATTGCCGCTGTGATCTAGCCACAAGGCAAACTCTTTCCCCTCACACGGGCGCATGATCCTGCCCATCTGCTGCACATGGCTCGATAGGGATTTGGAAAATGGACGGGCACTCACACCGATCATCACATCCGGCACGTCGAACCCGCGAGTCAGAATGTCTGTTGCTATCAGACCGTGGATCTCGGTATCAGGACGTGCAAAATCCTCGATCGCTGCACGCTTAAACTCGTCGTTGTCCTTGTAGCTGATGCTAACAAAGTTATAACCCTGCTCGGCAAACTGCTGCACAAGGTCTGCGCCATGCGCCACACCGGCACAGAACACGATTGTCTTGCGCGGTCTGCCAAAGATCTCGTGGGTTTTCTTGATCCATTCCTGCACGATGTCGCCAGTGATCTGCATGCCTCGCTGTGTAGCGATGTCCTGCGACCACTCTCCGGCCACCTTCTTCGCGCCGGTCATGTCGATTTCCTTGGCGATATAGACACGCAACGGGGTTAGCCAATGGTTGTCTACCAACCAACCGTTTGTAGCGCCGCATACGACGCTCTGATAAACGCTAGCGAGCCCTTTGGTAAACGGTGTGGCAGTGAGCCCGATCACCTTGATGTCAGGGTTCGCCTTGATGAACTCGACTGTTTGCTTGCGCGCGATGTGGCACTCGTCAACGATCAGCAGATCCACCTTCGGCATGTCTTCGCGGCTCTCCAGCGTCTGCGCTGAACAGACCTGCAAGCGTGCGTGTGGATTGAACTTCCAGTGATCGGCCTGGTAGACACCGTGCTCGATGCCGTATTTGGTGAGGCGCAGACTGGTTTGATCTACTAGAACCAGTCTGTCAAGCACGATGGCTGCGCGCTTTTGGTTTTGCTCGGTGGCCTGCATCAAGTAAATCGCCACCTCTGTTTTACCGAATCCAGTAGGGGCGTACAGTAACTGACTGTTGTGACCCTGCCTAAATCCATCCCTCAGAGCATCGATGACGCGCATCTGATGCTCACGCAACTGTAGCTGCATGACCTTCTCCTATCGTCCGAGATCCGCTCGGTGTCGGCTGGGCTAACGCCCGTTTACTTTTCGTATTTCTTTAGCTTCGCTTGCAGCGTTTTAACCAACTTCATCAACTCTGCATTGCGAGATTGAAACATATCGCGGCTGTCCCTCAAAGCCTTGTTGTCAATTTCCAAGACGCGGACGTGTTCGCGCAACTGATCCACGACTTCCTGAATATCAATCTTCTCGATTTCACTAGCGTCCCACTGACCGATCGCAATTTTATCCCGCAGTAGTTTGTTCTCTCTATCCAACTCGTTGATTGTTTCCACCAGCTCTTCGACTTTGTCATCGTAACCACCTTCTTCTGGCGCAGCGGATGATGGCTCCTCGATGGTCTGTGACTCTGCGTTCTTTTGCTTTGACTCTGTATTTTTCTTCTTGCCAATGTTCTTTGTTTCCATCTGAACTTCTTGGCCGTTCTTGCTGTATGTGCGCTTGGTTTCTGCCTGCGGTTCTAGCGCCTTCTTGATGCGACCGACGGTCATCATCGAGACACCAACGTGGCGAGCAATCTCAGCGTTGCTCCACTTACTCCACTTCGGATGCTTCAGCATTCTGTCAACGATGTTTCTTTTGTCTGCTGCTGATAGCGAAAGACCGCGTCGTCCGTTGGCTGCATAGGCAAACAGAATCGCATCGTCTTGCGATCCCTCTCGCACCTCTGCTGCAATGTTTTTCTTGCCGATGTCTTTGGTGGCGAAGTAACGGTGGAACCCGTCAGCCAACCAGTGTGTAGCGCCATCGTAGAACACAACGATGGGAGGGAACTCGTCCCCATCCTGCATGTGCTCGGCGTACTCTGCAACTACCTCGTAGTCCACAGCCAAGCGAGCCTGCGTACCACCATCAATACGGATGTGATCAAGTCCTAACATTTTCATTTTTATCTCCTAGCAAGTTAAGTCTAAATTTATTTTGTACCCATTGCAATCAATCATTGTTGTCCCGTAAGTATTCTCCATGCTGTTGCTGCCACTGCTGGTACTTGTCCGTTTCCAATGGCTTTAGTCCTGTCCACCCTTGCGGCCACCCCATCATGTACTCCAGTACCGCGACTGGTGGGTACTGCCAGTTGCCGTTGTACGAGAAGTAACTCTTCAAGTCGTTCCTTTCTCCACGGCCTGCTGCCTTCATCCCCTCTAGACTGCGGCCTCCCTTGTAATCCGAAACCATCGGCGTCGGCAACGATCCAGATTCTTTTTCTTTTGTGTGGGGCGCCAACGTCGTCTGCTCCCAGCACTCCCCATCGCGCATCAAACCCCATTTCGGCCAAGTCTCCAAGGACTGTTCCGAGTCCCCGAGTAACGAGCATTGGGGAGTTTTCCAAGAAGACGTATCGCGGTCGTACTTCGCGAATGACGCGCGCCATTTGTCCCCACATTCCACTGCGCTCTCCTTTGATGCCGGCTCCTTTACCGATGACGCTGATGTCTTGGCAGGGAAACCCTCCAGATACAACGTCAACAATTCCTCGCCACGGTCTGCCATCAAAGGTTTGCACGTCATCCCATACTGGGAAAGGCGGGAGAACGCCTTCATTTTGTCGGGCGATAAGTACGCTTGCTGGGTATGGTTCCCACTCGACAGCGCACACTGTTCTCCATCCGAGGAGATGCCCTCCGAGTATGCCTCCACCAGCGCCTGCGAAAAGAGCCAGCTCATTCACAATTTCCCTTCCTGTGATGTCATCAGGTGTATCGTATCCCTGTCATCTGCTATATGTCAAGTAAAAATAAAATCCCCAAGGGGTGGAAGCAAGCCCACAACCCAACCCAGACAACCCCAACACAACAGGGGGAGCCCCAGTTACCCATGAGGCAGCGATTCATTCACTAAGCGCCTTGTCCCACCGCTTTGCGCTTAGCTACTCCAGTCCCTCGCTGACAGGCTGGAACCACAACCGGGGGTGTAACGGCATGGTGTCTTTTCTTCCGAGCCACCGATTCAGGTGCGCTGCTATCGTGCGGAGTACGGCTCAGGAAAAGCAAAACCCCATCACGGCTGGGCTTCAGGCTGCGGTGGAAGAGACGAATGTAGAACCAGGGGTCTCGACAACCGAAGCCCATGCGTCATGGGGTTCGTGGTTCTTCACATTCATCGCGCTTCCACACGCGGCCGGTCTTTTTCCCGAACGATTTGATTCTAGGTGATACGTCCTGACAATGTCAACAAAAAAAACCCCCTGATCGCGAAATCAGAGGGTTAAGGCATCGTAATGCCAAGGAGTAAGCCAGTCCTACAACCACTGCTAGGAGGAATAGGACAGCCGGATTATAGAAGCCTGTATCAATCACAGTCAATCTTAAGCAATCCGCGATCAAACAGCCACCCAATCGTGGCTCGATGCCCATCCTCCCAAGCCTGACGGCGCTCATCCTTCGTCATCTTGGAGCCCTGGTCAATCTCGTGGTGACACCTGTAACACAGATAAGCCACGCGATAGTCGTGCGCCTTGATACCAAAGCCCTTCCCATCCCGCTGCTGATTTGAATGGGCGGCCACAATCGTCTTGTCATCCGCACCACACAGCTGGCACGGCGAGTCCTTGGCTGCACGCAGGATCTTGGCGTTCCGGTAATTCATTTACGAATCTTTTTGGGCAAGTCATTCTGTTTGTGCCGATTAATCCAAGAGAGCTGCGTCCTGTTGATGCATCCAAGACAGCGCCAGATCTTGCGCTTGCCACGAACTGTAGGCGTCAACATAACAGCATCGTTGAACCTGCAGCTAGCGCATTTCTTTGGAGGTGGTTTTATATCCATCACATGCGCGGCGTAGGATCTTCTAGGTCACCGATGAATCCCTTCAGCTCATCAGCCGTGTACTCTCCAGCCTCCAAGTAAATGGCGTCAGTTCTTTTCTGCCTAAGCATCGCCTCTTCGCGCTCATCCACCAGCTGCTCGATGTTCTTAATGGCCTGCATCAATTGATCTCTAGTCATCATTCACTCCTATTCCGTGGGATTTTTCAATGGCGCGAGCAAAGTCATACCAAAACTCTGCGGATGGTCGAACACCGTGCGAGAACAAGCGGCGCAGCGCTTCTTTGCTCATAGGTTTTTGCTTCAGACTTTTGGCAAATGCCATCAGACCCTTGCGATCAAATGCAAGACCGCCCAGGCTGTGACGCTTGGCCAAAGCAATTAACTCATCTTCATTCATACATTTCCTTTTTGGTGGGGTGGGGGGATATGCAGATTCCACGCCCCCCTCGTGGTTGAAAGGATGGCATGCACCCATGAACTTACTATCCCGTGGAGGCACATGCCGCTGTTTGAGATTTACATCTGCAAGGCGCCTCCTAACAGTTGTATGAATACCACGGGACTAAGACGATGTTCCTCGTTTCGCACATGGGTAAGCCTGCTTCAGCGCGTTGACTACCAAGCTTTCCGCACTTAAGTGCCGGAGCGTTGGATTTATTTCTAAGTAGATTCGCACAATATCTTTTGTTTGACCAACGGTAATTGTTGACGGTGTGCAAAACAAAATCGTGTCACCCATATCATGCACCCCAACAATGTATCCGTTCGCATACGACTGCCACAAATGCTCGTTGTTGTTAATGTGCTGTAGCAGTGTGTTGCCGCTTAAGAATCCGGCATGGGCACTGGCTGATACAAGTAGCAATCCGGCGATGTATTTTTTCATGTGTTCTTATCCCTTGCTTCCATCTCCCTGATGTCGTTAGCAGCGTCAGCCACGCCATGCCAATCCTTCTGCTTTACCTTGAGCAGCAGGTAAGCGATCATCACCTCGATGTCAGTCTGTGACGTTATTTTATCAAGCGATTGCTTAAAAACTAAATACTCCTCAGCAGACAATTTGTTTTCATCCACCGTTCTTCTCCCGCAGCTTGGCTTCGATGGCATTTATCCAATCAATTGGATCATCCAACAAAATCTGTCGTTTTTCCTTCTCCGTCAGCCCAACCCATTCGCGTTTCTGTGGGGTAATGTAGAGAGGGATGTTTTTAGGATCATGCAATTTGATCCCGGTGTAATAATGGACTTTTTCTTCTGAGGGTTTATTAAACGACAACAACTTGTCACCGTAGACTGTCAACTGCAACCACGCCACCGGCTCTTGCTTCTCTGCCTCTGCGATAGCTTGGCGTAAAGATGTGATGGCAGCATCTTGGTCTTGCTGAACCAGTGCGCCGATGATCTGTGACCGACCACGTTCCAAAGCCTCCAATGCTTGCTTCATTGTTTTGATGCTCATGTGCTTTCCTTTCTCACCCAACCCTTTTAGGTATGCTTGTGCTACGTTGTCAGACAGTTTTTTACCAAGTAAATACGCTTCTATTGCCGCTTCAGTTGCATAGTCCCATCGGGCTACGATGCGCACTATTTCTTGATGCTCTTGCGGGGTCAACATATCAGGCAAAGTTTTTTTGCCGTACTGACATCCTTTGTTTTTAAGGTAACCGCAATCACCTCCGCATGATGGACATTGGCTCATGTGTTCTCCTTCCTTACCCAACCCATCTTCTCTAACAACTCAGGCATGATCATCTGCCGTGTTGATTCAATCTCAGGCGGTGCAGGGAACAACGGCATCGTGCGCTCATCAGACTTCGCCCCCATCGTTACCGTCTCGTACACGCCAAATATGTAACCCTGCAACTCTTGCGGGTTGCAGTAGATGATTGGTTCTTTTGCGTTGTTGATCTGTTTGATTGTGCTTTGCATTGGCTTCTTCCTTTTTCTCCATCCAATGGCTGTCATTTAGCTACCCGAAGTACCGACCTTCCTTGCAATACCAAGTACTGGTTCCACGTCTTGCGCACATCCGTCTCATCTGCCGGTGTTGGTTTCCACCCACCTATGCGCTGCTCAATGAAATACTTGCCGCGCTTGCGTAGGTACTGGCGGGCATCTTCCATACGTAGCGCATGGCTCGCGTTGTATACAGTTGGGATGTGCTTGTAATTCAACACGTCAACATAGTCGTTGTTCGGATCAATGTAATTAAAACGCATGAGCAAGTGCTCGATGTTCATCTTTAGTTTTTCAAAGAAATTCATGGTGGCTCCTTACTTAAATTTGGGTAGGCAAGTTACCTCAACAATTGTCGGGACAACCTGGTTGTTTACCTTTCGTTTAGTACTGATCACAATCGGACGCATGCCGGCGCTCTCGCATTCGTTGATGCCAGCAATTACTTCAGCTCTTGATAGTGGCGCGATCTCTTTGTCTACCGTAAGCGAGGACGCAGCATCCGGAGAGGCGGCAGTCGTGGTGGCGGCAGGGTTGTTAAGATTGGCACAACCAGCCAGCGTGATGATGCAGATCGTTAAGATTACTTTATACATTTTGATTCCCAAAGTTTGATGGTTTGGTTCAGCTTGTATCGCATGGTGTACAGGATTTCTAAAACGAGCACTGTGTCTGGATTATCGTTCTGCGCTGTCTTGACGTAATCTTGATACAGGTCAATCAATCCATGCGTATTGCTGTAATACGCGTCTTCGTAATTCATCCTAGTCTCTCCCTGTCGGCATCAAAGAAATCTAAATCTCGATTGATAAAAAAGTACAGGATGCAGATGAAAATGATGAACGCCCATGCCATGAAACCACTGGCCGCGAAAAACAAAATGATGAAGTTAAACAGAACTGTTTCCATGCTCACCTCCAAAATGGTGGGGTACTCGCTGCACTGCCTTTGCATTTCAGCTAACTGGTCAGCATCCGCTTTCCCACGTAGGTTAAGACTTATTGAATGGCTGCCTGTGTGGATACCCGCCACCTGACTTTGACTGGGGTGGTGATGGCGGTGTGAACCGAGCCTTCCTGCTTGCCTCTGCTCTATCCTGCTTTGGCAGCTTCCAAATATCAGACCATTTACTTGCCATCTTTGGCCTCAATGATTTTGATGTACTTGTCTAGATAGTGTCTGGCTTTCTTCAGATCCTCTATACCATTTTTTTCTTTGTGCCGTGCAACGTACTTGATCACGTTGCCGCTGAAGTATCCAAGGCGCCAGTCATGGATGGCGTCCCACACTTGGATCTGGTTCTTCTTGTAATGATCTCCACCAATTTGGATGTCATCAAAGTTAAGTTCCTTGGGTGCTGCACTCTCAAACACTTCAGCTGATGCGTCCTTAAACTTCTCACGGTTCATGGATTTGACTGTGTAAATGTACTGAGGAGAAGTATTAAGTTTCTCGCAAATCTCAAGCGTGCTCGCGCCAGCTTGAAGCATACGAACGATGCGTTTAGATTTTGAATAACGACGAATTTTCATCTGTAACTCCTATTTCATTTCTAGCAGTTGGATTTGTTCGGACAGAATTTGCCCGATGTCTTTTTTATTTACAGCGACCATCTGTGCTTCTTTGCAGTCATACACAATCTTTGAAGCGTCGCGCACTGCTTTGTTGTAACCACTCTTGAATGCGTCGCCACCATCTAAGATCATCATAATTGCATCGCGCACAATGCTTGATGCCTTACGCTCTTTCGCAGCTTCTTTTAATTTGCTGTGATACTCCTGCGGCAAGTACACAGAGTATGGAACTAGGTTTCGTGTTGCCATGTGCTGTATTCCTTATTCAATGAATCCAAGCGAATCCTGGCTTCTTTGTTAGTCTTTAGCTCCGCGCGTGAAGTCACACCCAAGTACTCGCGTAACCAGCTCGTTGCTTCCTCTTCCTTGGCCTCTAGGATTTGATTGTCTTCATACAAGTATTTCCAGAACCCCGGATCACGACACAACAGACCGGCAATCTTGATGGACTTCGCTCCCTCAAACTCGACCTCTCGATCCATCGGACGCTCGTTCTGATTGAGGCGCACCATCACCACCTGATACCGCGACCCAACGAAATCCCGCAGCAAATCCTCAGGGATATCATCGGGGTGCATATTCAGGGTCAAGACGTAGCCTGTCTTGTCCTGCTTGATGGCGATCTTCACCGCCTCAAACTGCATGGTCTTCATGTCAGAATGGGATGTCATCGTCATCAACCTGAGTCTGCTTCACCACCGTCTTCTCAGGCTTAACGTACGGAACCGAGGCAGCGAGGGTGAGGCACTTCTTGCCTGCGAGCTCTTTAGTCCATCCTGAAACGGCGATGCGGATTAACTCTTCATCCGAGTCGCGCATCAGATCCTTCAGGAACTGGCGGTCAAGGAACAGATCGCCACGGACGTTTGGCTGACGATCGTTATCCTTGCGGTCGTTTGGCCACAGAGTGCCGGTGTTTGGTTTGGGTATAAATGCCATGCTGCCTCCTAAGAAAATTTGTTTTTAACTTCGGTGAACTTAGCCATCAGGGTCTTAAAGAAATCGGGATCCACCTTCTTCACCGTGTCGAAGAGGATCTTGTTCTTCTTGAAGATCTGCATTACGTCATCGCTCGATGCGGCGTGTCCCAACGCTAGGTCAGCACCTGCCTCTACAGCAGCCAACCAACCTGCCTCTTCGCCATCAACGAGCTTGTTAACATTGATCTGCCATTCGCCTTCCATGCCCTCGATGCGGTCAGGGATGACAGGTTTTGGCGCTGGCTTGACCTCAGCTTTGGGCTTCACCGGTTCGATAGCCCCTGTGGTTGAATCTAAAGCGTCGTGTTCAACGATTTCAAACGCGTTGACCCACAGGTAGCGACGCAGGTAGCTCTGCACAGCGCCGAGATTCTGAACCTCGTGGCAGCCTTTCAGGGCGGCAGATGACATGGGTGATCCAAAGTTAATGAACCCCTCGCCATCGGTGTCATAGATTGTCAGGGTGGCGTACTCGTGGTTAAAGCTGACCACGCCGCACAAACCGAGCTCGCCGCAGATCTTTTGAATGGCCGGCATGAAGTCGGACAATTCAAAGTACTCGTAGCCGGCAAACTTGTTCTTGCCTGACTTAGTGAGTGGCATAGCCTGTAGTTTCAGGCGTGCCTCTTGGAGCTTCTTGTATACGTTCATCAGTTACCTTTCTGTTGAAATTTGGACCACTGCTCGCAGCGGTGCTTGACTGGACAAAAATTAGCGCAGCGGACGCGCTCGCCTGGGCGCACTTCTATTTCATAGCCCTTGCCTGCTTTCTCTAGTGCATCTTCTGCATCCTCCTGCGTGTAGTGAACGGACTTGGCTCTGAGGCCGCCGGTCTTCTTGACCGCCCAGCTGGTGGGCTTTTCCCACATCTCCTCTTCCGTGCACAGCGGCATTGGTTGGTCTGTCTCCATCGCGAACTCACACTCGGAGTGCTTGGAGATCCTGTCCTGCACGAAACGCTGGCGCTCTTCGTACGACCACAGCTTGATCGGCAGCTCTTTGATTGGCGCCTCGGGGTAGCCCTCTTTATTAGCGGCATCACGGCGGCTCCAGTCACGGATGATGGCCACGATGCCAACGTCTGTGACCTTGGTTTTCTTCACCGTCTCAACCAACCAAGCGTAGATGTTGAGCTGCTGCTCCCATTCGACCTTCTCGTTCATCACCGCCCACGCAGACGTGGTCTTGTAGTCGCGGATGGCGATGCCGTCCGCTTGGATGATCTGCAAGTCAATCGCGCCGGAGATATCCCAGCCATCAATGCTTGCGTGCAGACGCTCCTCGATGCGGTGGTTCTCGTCCTTGCCGTGCTCCAAGACCTTGTGCACGGCGGTTCCAAAGATCGACCACACCATGTCGGCAACATCCTGCTCGATCTCGTCTTCAAACACTTTAGTCAACGCCACGATCTTCGGGCTATTGATTAACTGTGTTACCGACAAGTGCGCCTTACCCTTGGTATAGGTAGGGCGCTGCAGAATGTTGACGAACGTCTGCGGTATGTTGTGTTTGTTGGTGAGCTTCATAGCGCGGACATGAGCTCATCAGACTCACGCTTGGTCTTCTCGTCCAACAAAGCGTACGCAATGTCGTACGACCAGCGCGCGATCTCGTACTTAGAGCTGCGGTGTGATTCTTCGTTGGTGACCATAGCCTGTGCTATCTTCATAGCGGCTTCGTCAACCCAAGTGGTTGTATTGACCATCATGTTTTTTCTCCTAGCAGTGGATGGGCAAGCATTGTGGCAGGGTTTAAATCATATGTCAACAGGTTGTACCCATCTCCTCACACCTGTTGTATCGCAACTATAACAATGTTATAGTTGGCGCCATGAAAACCATTGAGTTGCTACTGCCGTGGCCGCCTAGCGTCAACCACTACTGGGGGCAAGCGGGCAACCACCGCTTCATCGGTAAGCGCGGCAAGGAGTTTCGTAAGGCTGTGGCTGAGGCGTGCATAGAACGCGCTGTAGAGCCGCTAGAGGGGCGGCTGGCTGTGCACGTTAACCTGTTCCCGCCGGATCGCAGGAAACGCGATATAGACAATATCCTCAAAAGCCTGCTCGATGCCTGCGAGCACGCAGGGTGCTACGAGTCAGACTCTCAGATTGATGAACTGCACATCGTCAGGAAAGAGCGTCAGGATGGCGGGGCATGCACCATCCTGATCATGGTTCTGTAGATACGGCGTATCTACATCCCAGCCTGTCTGCGTATCTGCTCAATGCCCTCAAGGATCTCGCCACGTATCTTCTGAAGATCGTTAATTTCCTTGCGCCGCTCACTTGGGGTGATGGTCTTGTCTACAGCGGTGCCGTAGAAGCGGATGGCCTGGTTGATTTCCTTGAATGCGTTGTCAACTTCATTAACGTAGTCGTGCATAGCAATCAGGTCTTCATTGGCATTGAGGTACTTGTCAAGCTCTTCATCTTTTAGACGCTCTGCTTTGATCGTCATTGTTTTATACGCCTGATCAATCTCGCCCTTGAGATCGTAGAACAAGTCCTCGCGACCACGTGGCACTTCTGGGCGCAGGAACGCACCTATCAATGGATACTCTTTAGCCTGTACATCTGGACGTACGCCTGCCGCCTGACCCATAACATTGCTAGCCCACTGAGCCATAGCACCAGCCGATCCAAAGATGGAGCGAACCAGATGGTCTGCCTCTATGGGATTCAGCAAACGATTCTTCTCTGTGCCAGTCAGCGCGGAAATCATTTTGCCAAACTCAGATGTGGTCATCGTGTATTGCTCGGCAGGTTCCAGATCCTTCATCCCAGACGGAGTAATTTCTCGTCCGGAGAAGAAGCTATGGTTTAGACCAATCTCAATGAACGGCTTGCCGGCAGCGGGAATGGGCTCGGGTCCAAGCAACATATCTCGTGCGGCCTCTGCAAGGGCGCGACGCAAGCGACGGTTATCGATAGGCGTCTGGGTGCTTTCCTTCATCACCTTGTTATAGATCATCTCAGGAATAGCTTTGAAGAAGTACGCAGCCGATGTGTTCATCGGAAGCATGATCTTCGTACCAGGAATCATAAAGTTGCGCAGCTTGGTCTGGTCATCCAGCTGGTTGTATTCATCATCGTCGCCAACAAGCATGCAATAAATCAATGTTGCAGACACCATCAACGTGCCAGTAACCGCAAGTCTTTGCAGCGCTCTACTACGGCTAATTCCTTTTAGGCCGCCACCAGCTAATGCTTGGAACAGCACGTCAGTTGAGTTAGCCCATGCACCCATAAATGGGGCAGTCTTGACCAAGAACTGGGCAATCTGTCCAGAACCGTGGCGGTTAAAGTTGATGACGTTTGCTGCTTGATATAGAGCCTGAGCTTCATCACCAGTTTCTGCGAGCACACGCTTGTACGTGGCCACGCGCTGCGCCATATCTGAGGCATCGCCGATGTGGTCTAAACCGCGCAGCACAAAGCTAGCAACGTTGCGATTCATGATGCCTAGACGCTGCTTGATCTCAGCCTCTGGAGTGCGCGTTGGAGAGCGGAACCCAGCGATACCTGCAGAGTGAAGAATGTCTACAACAGGATCTGTTTTTGTCAACGATGTGACGAACCCTTTGTACACACCACCAATTAGCAGCGCTGGATTTTTCACTCCAGTAACGATAGCTGCAGTAGGCGCATCTTTAAATACCTGCTTAATTTGGAACGCGCCAGACAGTGTGATGGTGCGACGAGTTAAGTTGGCAGCCGCTGCAAGGATCGGGATGGTCTTCAGGCCAAGCGTCTCCATGCCAAAGATTGATTCTGCAACCAAAGGATCTTGGATCTCTACGACAATCCTCTTGCCATTAGCGATAAAGTTAAACCGACCCTTGGCTGGATCAACCTTCGGAACCACCATGAGATTGCCGTTGGGCTCGCGTGTGGCGTAGTCTTTAACAATCCGCATCGCTGCGTACTGGCGCAATCCATTCATGGTCATACGCATGACGTTACGCGTCATGTTATCGATGACGTTTTCAATCTCTCGGTTGGTGTTAAATACCACCAAGTCTCCAGCTTTGATCGGCGCATGGATGGTCACTTCACCAGTTGGCGTGATGTCCATCTTGTCAGCAGGCACTGGTTTTCCATTGATCGTAGCCTTGATCACAGACGCAGGCTGGATCTGAAACTTCTTCTGTCCTGGTTCCGCAACGAAATCTGTAATCACCTTGGGCTTGCCGCGCTTGAATAATTTCTCCAAGCCGATGTTCGTCATCTTGCGAGTCGTGCTCTGCAATGGTGAATGCACATCTGCCGCGTCATCCATGATGCGGTTCCAAGGCACGTAGTCATCGATGGATGACAGCACTTGGTAGCGTCCCGGACTTAACAGGCCAACCTGCCTCCAGAAATTAAGCATGTTCTGGTTAACTGCAGTCCAGTTCTCCATGATTTCGCGAAGCTCTGGATGCACTTCCTCGCGGGCGATGAAGTCTGCAATCTCTTCATCGGACATATTGATCTTGGCATTTGCCACCTTGATTGCATCGAGGTCTTCAGCTGCATCTTCAAGCTCTGTGGTTACGCGCTTCAATTCTTTTGGATCAGGAGATGCTTGTGCCTTGAGCTTGGCCAACTCAGCATTGAGATCATCATATTGCTGGGTGCGCTTATACAGTTCATTCTGAATGCTGCGCGAACGCTTGGCCTCTAGGTAGGCTTGTATTAAATCTGTACCAACTTGATCACCAAGCATCTTCTTAAGCTTGATCTCTGCTTTGTATACGCCAGCCATTCCCTTGTCAGTTTTGACGGCGTTAAACGTCAACGTCTTGGGATCGTACTTGATGCCACCACGGAAGATTACTTCGGTCGCAAGCTGTGCACCACGAATAGCGTTGTCTAGCGCTACAGATGCAGTGGCGAATCCTTCGCTAGTGCGCAAGGCTCCGTTGTATTGCTTAAAGTCTGCAGCGTTAAGACCAGAACCAAACCACACATTTTTATTGCGTATGTAAGTAATGCCTTGTAGCAATTGATCCATCGTGTCTTTTGCTGTAGCTACTGGATGCATCACGGCATCTTTGAACAAGTCCTTGCTATAGCGGCCAGCACGCGTGATCGCAGTCAGCATTGGCGATGTATCTAGCTGCGGCGTATTGGGACGGTTGTACTTACGCAGCATCCTCTCGTCGTCGCCAAGACTTAAGAACTTCTTTCCACGTTGCAGCATTGAGTCAGAAACAAATTGACCGTCTGCTGTGCTGAGGCTATTGAGGGCTTTGAGAATTGGCGCATCAGATTGCATGCCAAACAATCCCTTGATGCGTTGAGCAAAACTACCAAGCCAATTTTTAAGTCTGGTTAGTACGTTACCATGCACAGCGGCATATTTACCTTCAACAATTCTTGAGCCATTCACCGCCCAAAATTCTGATGGGTTGAAGTATTGGTAATTTTGTTCTGCTGAAACATAGCCATTCGTTAATAGACCTGTGGCAATTTCTAGGCTGGATCTTTTGTCAGCTCCCTCAGGTAGACTCACCAATGTATCAAAGAATATTGCTTTCGCATCTTCTGGTATATCAAGATAACGATGATCATTTTTACCCAAATGGGCGTCCATTAACATCGCAAAGTACAATTTATCCGCAGGAATTTTTGCTTTTTTCTGAGCTGATACCAGCTGCTTTAGCCATTCCTTACGAATCGCCTCTTGCACGTTAGCAGGCATCATTCTTTCAAGATGATGCAAAATCTCGTGCACAACGGTATCGCCAGTATCACGCCCTTTCAACAACATAACAAGCCGAGTGATGGGGTTATATGTGCCAGCCGCAACGCTGCCTTGTCCGGGTTGGCGAATACCAATTCCAAGATCATCAAGCAAAGCTGGGTTTTGCTGAATGAACCATTCTGCTAGATCCACTCCGTAGGCATCTAGCTCATCACGACGCTTGGCTTCAAGAAGTTTTTGGCGAATGTAATCTGCGCCACGCACGCGCGGCTTGACTGGCTTAGTATGCGTTGCTTTGTGCACTGTAAACACGGCTTCGCTAACTTTTGCAATAAACTGCTCGTTAGTGATCTTGCCAGCATCAAGACGGCGTTCCAGTGTCTCAAGTATGCGCTTAAGTGATGGCGAACGTTTTTGCTCTGTATCGTATGCAGTTGGTTGCGGTCTACGTATAGAAGCAAACATGTCTGGACCGGCTGGTTCTTCAACCTGTTGCGGCTCTTCAACGGCAGGCTTACGGCCCTCTCTAATCTCGGCAATTAATTCTGGGTTTGTGGACCATTTATCCCATGCGGACTTGAGTTGCTTCAGCTCATCGATGCGACGCTTAATGGCATCTGGATCTTTAACATCAATGCCTTCTGCTTTGGCAATCGCTGGGTTCTTAGCTGCGCCGCTGATCGCAGACAGACGTGTTTGAATCTCGCGCTGTTTGCTAGACGCAGCCTTGGCCATGTCATCTGCCTCACGCATCGCGCTATCGTCAAAGTCAAACATGTCAGTGGTGGTGTCGCTCTCACCAGCAAGCGCCTTCACAGCCTGCATCGTGTTCACGGCCATGTTCATCGACTTGCCGTCTGCGATTGCTTTTAGTCCAACAGACTGAAGGCGCGCATCGTTCGGAGCATTCAGCGCTACATAGTAGGCGGCTTCATCCCCGATTTGGTCGTTACGAACGGCGGCAATGAGTTCGTCGCTGCCTTGATTTGCGATTGTGAAAGACCGCTTTCCCGTAGCCCTTGCCAGAAGTCCTTTTGACTCGGCTGTGTCGCGGTCGATGCCGGCTTCTTTGAAGTAGTTAACATAGTCTTTTACCTTGCCTTGTCCGTCACGGATGTTTAACTCTGCATCTAAGATGGCAGCCTGTACTCGGTCAAATCCTTTTGCCTCGTCGTGTATCTGCGCTGGTATGGTTGTTTCTCCACTGCGCTGCGCCAAGTCAAGGCGATGACGCCCAGAGATCACCTCTAGCGATCCATCTAAACGACGCCATACTTGGATCGGCGCTACACCTGTGCGCTCAAACTTTCCACCAAGCGGCTCAACAACACCCTTTTCAGATGCGCCAAGCTTGAACTGCGGCACATCTTTAGAAAGCTTTAAATCTTGAACAGGCACTTCCTGTATTGGCAGCCCTTGCGCTTCATGCTGTGGCGCTGCTGGCTCTTGCACTGCAGGCTGCTGGATAGCGGGCGGTGCGGCAGGTGTTGTTGGCAACGCAGCGGCAGCTGGTGTTTCTGTGGGCGCGGCAGGAGCGGCTTCTGGCTCTGCAAATAAATCAGCTGTGGTCACCATGCCCGGTACAGCCTCGGGCTCCTTCACTGCAGCAGGCGCTGTAGCTGCAGGTTGTTCAGCAGCCTGGGCGCCAACAACCGTTGGGATCGGTGCGGGTGTTTCTACAGTCTTGCGCTCAAGCGGTGGCCCCGCTTCTTCGCCTTCTGGGCGCGCAAATCCTGCACGCTCAAGCATCAAACGTGACATGCCTTGATAGCTGGTGTCAGGCTTGTAGCCTTTGCTCTCAAATAACTTCGCTGCTGTCTGCGCTGCCTTTGCTCCACCGGAAACAGTGGCTGTGGTAACGCCAGCCTGCAACACAGTCTGACGCAGCGTTTCCTCAAGCTCTTTGTACAGATCCACCAAGCTTGGATTGCCCTGCGTCCCAATACCAGGTAGCGCATCAATCCCATACTGGGTTAACGTGGTGGCCATCTCAGATGGGATCTCTGATGCAATAGACTTTGCAACGTATTCTGGGATTCCATCAACGCCATTTTTGGCTACAAATCCCTTGAGCCCAGCTAACGCTTTGGTCATACCAAAACGCTCAAAGAAAACTTCAGCGGCTGCCATAGGCACTGCGCGTGTGGCGGCAACAGCCCCTGACAATCCTGAGGCACGCCCTTCGCCATACGAGTCGCCAAACTGTTGAAGCGCGGCCTGTGCTAGCACAGGTCCAGCTGTGCCTGTTAACGCGCTCAAAGCAATTGTTGGCGCCTGACCAGCCAAGCTTGTCATCGCATGTTGCGCTGATCTTTCAAATATCGTATTGCCTTCAGGAATGGCCTGCTCTCTAGCTCCCTCGATGCGGCGTGCATTACCCAAACGGACGCTCGTCTCTCGGTCACCAAGCAGATCCGCTGTTGCTTGCGCCAACCCAAGACCAGACTTTGCGTATTGCGATGCAGCACCTGCACCAACACGCTCCCAGAATCCTGCGTTCTCAAGTTCCTCGGCGCGCTTCTGTGCTTCAGCCGCCGCCTTCTCTCCAACAACGTCAGCTTCCATCTGCTGCAGGTCAGGGAACACAGTGCCCGATAGCGCCTGTGTTTGAGCGTAGCTTTCTGCAAACTCTGGGCGTAAGCCTTGTTTGATAAATCGACGACGCTGTGCCTCTAGTCGCGTATCGGTCGCCTTCTGTATCGTCTCAGGTGCGGCGTTTAACTTTGCATAACGCTGCTCGATCACGCGCGCGGCACGTCCGTACGCATCAGGGCTTTGCTTAATCTTTTCTAACGCTGCAGCTCGCTGGTCTGCTGGTAATGAATCCAGTTGCGCTTGCACGCTCGTAATGAAGCGAGGATTCAACATCGGATCTTCTGGCACACCAGCGGTCTTCGCCGGCACATTCATCACCGATGGAGCCTCCGGCGTTGCTACCGGAACGTCAAGACCAGCAAACGTATTGGTGTCAGGAACGATGGGCGCAGCAGGCTTAGCAATCGCGGGAGCAGCAGGAGTGGCAGCAGCAGGCGCAGCTGTTTCAGCAGCTGGCGCAGCGGGCTCTTGACTACCTAGATAATTCAGGATTTTTGCTTTTGCTGCCGCCGGATCCGTTTCTGAAAGATCGTAATGTTTACCTTGGTATTGGTAAATGGGCATAGCAATTCTCAGTCAAGTTTTATTGGATTGTCAGCGGTGCCTAGCTGTCCAGTTGAAGACCTTGCGCTCTTAGCTGTTTTCTGGTTTTGGATCTCTTGTCTAATTAATTCTGTTTTAAATGCTTCCGCTGCAGCTGGATCAGTTTTGAGCAAGCCCTGATATTTACGCCCGGCAGCATTCGAGTATGGTTTATCTTCCAACCGTTTACTCACTGATGTCGTGGCGGTTTCTACGGCTTTAGCTTCTCGCCGTTCCCTTTCCGTATCGGCGGTCGTCGTAATGCCAAATGCCCTCACGGGTTCGGCTGCCTTCAGGTTCAAGTACCGCTCACTGCCTTCCTGCAGGATAACTTCATCAGGTCGTTTATCGCCTTTAGCACGCTTGTCAAGCAAGTAGCTATTAGCAAAAATCTGTAATTCTTTGGGATCACGAGCTGCAGCAGCCACTTCTTTGGCGCCAATCGTTTTAGCCATTTCACTCTTAACGCCAAGGATCTTCGCATCGTAGTTTTCAATGCGTGCGTCCTCTTTGTCTTTGGTGGCCTGGTCGTATTGACGGCCTGAAAGCACTGCTGCGTAGCGCTTGTCTTGAATATCTGCAAGTTCCTTGTCTCGATCTGCGGTGAGCTTGCGCAATTCTTTTTGCTCTGCCATGTATTCTGGAGCAGCGCCAGCAGCACCAACTGACAGCGGTTGAGTGATCGCACCAAGACCACGAGCGTACGGGTTGCCGGGTCTGCTAGCCTCTGCAGCCATGCGAAAACCTGTGCTCATTAAAAAGTTACGCAGAGCATCTGACTTGTCTTCTGCGGCACGCGCCTGCATGGCTTTGATTTGCTGCTCTCTAGCTTCTAATGGCTTGCCAGTGATGCCAGCTCTTTCCAAAGCGGCTTTATCAGCTGCTTCTCTCGCCTGCGCAATCTCTTCTAGTGTGCGCGGTGTGTATCTGCTTCGAGTATCTTCAAGCTCTGATAACAACCCTTGAAATAAATTCGCTGCAGTTGGTCTGGTAGTGATAGCTTGACCAAATCTTGAAGCTGGATCTGCTGCCTGCTGTCGATAGATTTCTGCTGCTGCTGCGTCATCGCCGCCGATAGCATCTTCACTGCCTTGTGCAAACGCAACAATTCCACCGCGTGCATAGTTCTCTGGTTGGAAGTTGTCTACAGGCAGACTGCCAATACCACGCTCAGTCACCTCAGGCGCAGGCTCTTGCGGCATTTGTTGCGGCATCGGCTGCGCTAACTGGCCAAGCCCTTGCTGCTGGCCAACCATCCCTCTGGTTGCCTGCTGCAGTGCGGCGTTCTTCAGGTCATCGTAGACAGTGGTCGTCGGCATCATGGGGCGGCTTGATAACCGCTCCAACATTCTTTGCAATTGGAAAATCTCAGCCAACGTCACGTTGTGTTGTGGCGCGAGATTTGGGTTTGCAGATACCGAGCGCACCATCTGCACTGTCGATGGGTCATTCAAATCAAAGCGTCCGTTCGGACCAGCAATGTTAAGAGAGTTCATGCTGTTCATTACCGTCCTCCCATGCCGCTCATTAAGCTACCCAAACCAAGACCCAAGCCTGCCACTTGACCCAAGTAGTTTGGCGGCGCCTGATAAACAGACTGTGCCTGCTGTGTCAGCGGCATCCCACGCAGAATGTCAGACATAAAGCCAAGCTGCTTGTACGGGTAGTTCTGCTGATTGAGGAAGTCCTGATACTGCTGCGATAACTGCTGTTGCTGCAGCGCTTGTTGTTGAGCACCTGCCTGCTGTTGCGCAGACGCAATACCTAGTTGCTGTCCATACTGGGTTTGACCAAGCTGACCAAGAGTGCCTGCTAGTTGACCAGCCTGTCCGTAACCTTGCAGACCCAAGTTCGCGCCAAACTGTTGCGCTTGCATCGCCTTGTCAAATGCTGATTGCGTACCCTGCGCTTGGATGCCGGCCAACTGATTCTGTAAGTTACGCTGTGCTTCTGATTCAACGATGGCTTGACGCGAGCCACCAAACGCACCCTGACGTGCAGCCGATGCACCAATGCCAGGAAACTGGCGGCTGTAATCCATGATGGCCTGCTGCTTCTGATAGTCAACCGCGTTCTGCATGTACGGCGACATGTAAGCAGCAACTGCATTTGGATTCGTCGCCTGTGCAGCATAGTTAGAACCAGCGCCTAAGCTGCCAAGACCAGCAATACCAGCAAGCTGCGAGCCCTGTCCAACCTGCGGTGATACCTGCAAGTTGCCAACATTCTCAAACGCCTGCTGCTGCATCGGTGTGAAGCCAGCAAGACGCTGACCCTGATACTGCTGATACGGATTCTGGCTGGTGTCGGTGACAGCCTGGGCTTTGCCTAACAGCGTCTCTACATACGGCTTGGCATAGTCAGGGATCGATGTCTGCGTAACGGTCTGCGTAGTGGGTGCAGCTTGACTCGATGGAGCAGGTGAAGAGCCGCCACCAAAACAAAGCATCATGCCTGTCTTGGTCATGTAAGCGGTGATCCAGCGATACAGCGTGTCTTTTATCTTTTCCACAGTCTGCTCCTAAAGCAGTTTGGTGAATACTTTGTCAGTGTGTTTGTAGCCAAGGTACTCAAACAATCTTGAGTTATCTAAGTGAACCTTGGTGCCATAAATAATCCGGTTGATGCCTCGTTCTTTTAACACTCTCTCTGCGTATTGGAACAGCTTGATACCGATACGCCCGCGCCTGTATTCCTTCTTAATAAAGTAAATATCTTCAAACGCAGTCAAACATGTTTTGTAATGCAAGTGCGGCTGAATGATGAACACAACATAACCAATAATTTCTCCATCAATTCGGCACGTAATGAACCGCAACATCTTGGCCTGTATGAGTCGCTCATACTCATCGTAATTTGGATCCAATTCAAACTCTTTGGTTACGCACAATTCATCGTAGTGCGCATCGAAAAGAGCTTTCATCTCATCGAGTACTTTGGCTCCGTCTTCGTCATGGTATGAAAGGATTGTCATGCAGGCATGTATTTTTCAGCTTGTATCTGTTTACCTTGTTTCGGGTTACCAGTACGCGCTTTGCGTACTTTCGACATCATCGAATACAACCGCTTTGCCCCAGCTTCAGTTGAGCCGTTACCTAAGTGCGACACAACATCTGCGGGGATTACAAATTCGCCATCAGCCAACGCAGCACGCTGGTTGGTTTTACCTTTTATCACAGCAGGAATGTCATCTGACATGCCATCCCCAGCGCCACGCAGTAGTTTACCGCCTGCAGCGTATTCTGGGAGAGCAGCCATACCGCCAGCAGCCATGTGCCTTAAGACTGGATTGCCGTCTTCATCGAGCACGTCATATCCGTAATCCGTATAGGTTTGGTCGCCTTGGTTGTAACCGTACTCGTGGATGTTTGAAGGCTGTCCAGCGGGTCCTAATATTTTGGCTAATAATGAGTTTGGACCAATCTCGCCGCCCGTGTACTCACCACCAGAACCACCAATACCTAAGAACCCACCGCTACCCATTTTGATTTCGGTATCGTCATAGTCTGGAACCGTGCTTGATCGCGCATACTCTTCCTTGACGGCAGCTGCTTGCATCGCAGCATTCTTGGCTTTCTTGTAACGAGCCAAGGTGGATGGCGACATCTTCTTAAACTGCGCTTCAAGTCCACGCAGCATATCGGTGCTGGAATATGGACCCACGCCCTGAGCATCGCTGTACGGACCCGAGCCAGAGGAGTCACTGTAAGGACCCATGCCGGGGTCATCGCTGTAAATCTTGGATGCATCTTGGCTGACCTGACCGCCTCCAGCCATACGCTCTTCACCGGTAAATGGGTTGAGCTGTGTGTCGTAATCGCTTGACACAACATCCTGCTGCGTCGGTGCTTGCACCGGGGTGGCGTAGTAAGGGCGGTGGATGTTGGACTGCGGGTACATGTTGCCAAGATCCGGAACGATGCCAGGCTGGTTGGGAACCAGACCGCCTTCTGCAGCCGCGTACACGGGGAGCGCAGAATAACCTTGGTTGAGGAAGTATGACTCGCCTGGTTTGCCGAAGTTGGGATTGACCGTTCCAGAGGTGTACTGGTACGGACGAATGTTCCCTCTGTTTGCCGTCAGTCCAGTAACGCCGCTGAGTGTGTTTTGTTTTGCCAGAGCCTGTAGCCCGGCTGAAGCAAATGGAGAAACCGCAGAAATGGCTGCAGTTGGATTTGCTTTGGCAAACTTGAGCGGATCTCTTAATGCCTCAGAAGTTCCTGCGGACAGCTTATCCATATAAGACTGTTTCGGCGGGGCTTCCCAAGGCTGCAGTAAATTTGTCTCAGATTTTGGACCAAACAACTCTTGGGTAACAGCACTTTGATTGGTCAAAAGTGCACGGTCATCAACCGGTGGAGTTGGTGACGCAATCATCTCTTTTAACGGCTGTTGGCTTAGATCAGTCCCACTTTTTGCAGCCTCCCAGGCGTCAAAGCTTTGGTTAGCCAAATCATAAGTAGGTGTAGGAGCGGCCGCTGATGCCGCATATTCCGCTGGGTTAAAAGAGGCTGTTGCTGCTGGAGGTAAAACTGGGCCATAAGCACCAGTGCCACCATAACCTAGTGTTTGATAACCAGCAGGCAAGTTGGCTGTGGATGGCTCAAGCAGTCGCGATGCCTCTGAAATTTGTTCTGGTGCCATACCAACTAGTGAGCTGGTCAACCCAGCGCCGCCGTACGCTCCTAAACCAGCAGTCAAACCCTTCATCAGGCTACCGCTTTGCAGCGCAGCAATACCGCCAACGCCCAAGCCAGCCATTAGCGGGCTGATTGCACCGTCTGTCAATATAGTAGCGCCGATGCCAAGAACGGTCGGCAAGAACGAATCCAATAATCCGGCTTCAGGCAAACCAGTCTTGGGGTTGATGGTTAGCGAACCACCTTGCGCCATAGCCAAAGACTGTAGACCCTGCACCTCGCGTGGGGTCATGTGAACGAGCATTTTGTCGTCGCCTCGACCAAGCGAAGCAAGACCTTGAGCGGTATGTTGGTACATTCAGTGCCCCCAGAAAGTGGGTTTTGTCAATAGTATCATGTGTATAGAGCCGACACAAAGCCGATAGTAGCGATGACGGATGCTGTCGCTGGGTACGCAGGGCTTGTGCTTTTTGGGAATGTTGCGATGCTGACATCGGTTGCGTTTGATGTGAGCCAAAACAGTTCTACATAATCACCCGCTTTTAGGTTGATGTAGTAGTTCCAACCAGAAATTAAGTTGTTTGCTACACCCGCACTCTTCCTAGCTAATAACCCAACCTGACCGGTTGATCCAGCCAGATCCACACCGTTAACACGTATCCAAACGTAAGCAGTTTCAGAGGCATTACTAAGGCTAGAGAATTGCCCTGACCATTGAAAGTTATAGGTGCCATCAACTTGCGCCACAATCTTTGATGTAACTCGACCAAGCAAAGACGCACTAGCAATCGTGCCGGATGTAGATGTTGAATATGTACCCACACCACCAGCCGTGCCTGTTAATTGGTTAACGATGTGTGTGCCGTAGGCTGTGATTGTGGTGGAGGCTAAACTAATACTGCTTCCGTCTGGCACGTTGATTAAATAAGTTCCAGTGCTACCCGTACCGCTAATTAGTTGAGCAATACGCGCACCTGTAACAAGACCCGCTCCGTCAACCAGATACTGACCGACCGCTAATGTGCCGGAAGATACTGCAGTGACGTTCATCACATTTGCTGTAATGCTGGCAGTAAAAACAGCACTCGCCCAACCGGTGCCAGTCAAGTGCATACCGTTATAGATATAACCGGAAGATAACGCCGATACCGTGAGCGTGCTACCTGAACGAGAACCAGTAAATGCAGCTGTTTGGTCAGAAAGAACGAACTGATTTTGATAGTCGATTTGCGTGTATGAAATTGGCGTGGGATAAGTGGTTGAAGCGTTCTGTAGCGTGTTGTCTTGGAACGAAGCGCTTGGGAACTGCAATAGCGCACCGCTTAAGCTTGGGTTGAGCAAGCTACCGAAGACGTTATCCAGTTGGTTGAAGTACAAGCGCAGGACGTTACTAAACTGATCCTGATAGCGCTGCTCGTACTCAACCGGACCGATAGGCAGGTTGGGCGCTTTTGGGGGGATGAGTCGCTGAACCATTAGGTCTTACGTCCGTCAGGTCTGATGTCAATACGCGGTGTGCCTAGCTGCCATGCAACCCCTAAGTCGGTTGACTCAATACGGAATGACATCTGCCGACCACGCAACCGCGTAAACACTTCGTTCGTATACTGACTAACTGGGACAGTAGAAGTCTGCACCACCGCAGGAGAGTCGGCGTAACCATACGTAGCACCGGGGAAGGTACGTGGTTTCACAGTTAAGTTAACGTACGGTTGGTTTGCAGTTGACGAAGTGAAGTTAACGTCAGGAATCATCCGCGTTACAAACCCGTAGTTGTGACCGTCACCAATATCAAAGTCAGAAGACTGAATGTAAGAGTCAATCGCTACAGGCACGTCATCGTCACCGTTGTCTAAACCATTCTCATGCAAGATGATTGAGTTGTTTACACCTGAAGATACTGGTGTGTAGGCTGTATATGAAGTAGCGGTTGTGTTGTTAGCACCTCTCGTGCAGCCGGTAAACGTGTTGCCTGTTTTACCTGTGTAGGTAATGTCTTCAGAGCCGATCGTGAGCGTTCCTGTATTTGGGAAGCTCGTACCGTCAACGACCACAATCGTCGTGGTGGTGGCTGTGATACTTGAGTTTAAGAACGTGCTCTGTACGCTATACACACCCATCGGGTTAGTCTGCAACGGACTATCGAGCCACGCTGTACGATTGATCGTGCCGTAATACCAAACGCGCTCTAGGTGGTTATAGATTACATAGCGGTCATTCACGTCTGAATTAGCAGATGGGTAGAACCACCACACTTCGTTGTAGCCCTCGTTAGACCCGCAGACAATCTGCTGCTGTTGGCTGACGTTGATGTCGCTAAATACGTACTGGCGCAACGTGCATGGTAGTGTCTCAACGCGACCGGTATAGCTGTAGAACTTATCCACACCCATCCAGTAGGTCACGTTGTTTACGGTCACCGCAGCGTTTGGCGAAATGATGGAGATGTTGTCCATCAAAAGCTGGAAGCCCCACACGTACGGCGGTCCAAGATACTGCATGGAATAAATCGCCGCATCCGACCAGATCAAGATCTCCTGACGTGTAATCAGTGATGTGACCAAATACGAACCAGTTGCAAGGCGTTGTTCGCCTGCTTGATTGGTGGATAGCGGAACCCACTGGAATGGATTTTCTTGGTCAGACCAACGTACCAACATCGGGTCAAACGTAGTACTTGCATTCGTTGGATCGTATGGGTTAGCACCAATCGCAATCGTGAAGCGTTGCACGTCTGAGGAGACGATCTGATTGGTTTGGTTGGGCACAAACGTACCGTCGTAACCAGCCGTAGTAGCTGCGGACTCAAGCGTAATAGCGCGAGTCGTAAAGCCGGTATCGCGCACCCAATAATAAATATCCCCGCCACGCGGAGCGAGAAGCAGGTTGTCACCGTAGTTGTCCTGCGTCCAAAGCCGTAACTGCTGACCGACACCCACCGTAGCTGCTGAACCCCAACCGCCTCGGCTCCAGCCACCCGCACCCCAGCCTGAACCCGTAACGTAGGTCGCAAGACCCGCAGCCAAGAGCACACGGATCGTAACCGTGCCGCCGCCAGTAGCATTAGAAGATGCAGCCGTTGGGCTTGCAATTGTGAACGTATTACCGTCAGGCACCGTGACCATCTGATATTCACCGCTGATTGTTAGACCGCCAACCGAAGCAGTGGTTGTAATGGTGACAAACGTACCAGCCGTGCCGCCATGACCTGAAGCCGTGACCGTGACTATCTTGCTGCCTGACGTGGTTGCAAGCGGCGTAGCGCCCAAAGCCACAGCACCTGCCGTATAGCCAGCCGCCCAAGGCGTAATGTCGTTATAAGCACCGCCTGATTGGACGTAGTATTTTTGGTTTGTGCCGACTGCGACTAGGTTATAGCCATTCAGCGTGATCCAGTCCCACAAGGTACGGCAAGTACCAGCAAAATAGTTGGCCGACAAGCGCAGCCAACCGCCGATCTTTTCAGGAAAACCGGAGCGGAAGCGAATCTTGTCGCACTCATAGTAACCACCCTCGTTAGAGTAGTTCGTGCCTTCGCGGTTCACACCGGGGCGAAACTGTAGTTTTTGTAGTGGCATATTACATCTCGCTTACATCAATGATCTGACCCCTAAACTGTACCTGTTCAGCATCCCACTTATGTACCAATTCGGGCCACATCAAACGCCCTTTGTGCAGGGTCAGGACAGCGAATCCTGAACGCCAGTTAACCGGATTATCCTCTAAATAATCGATAAATTGTGGACCATCTACTTCAGCAAGAGTGCCCGTGTCAACACCAAACCGAGTCCCGTTATAGTCGCTGTAAGGGGTAACTTTTAGACTATGCAGGTGACCGGTGACAAAATGGGTTCCGCTGGTCAGGGTATTGTTGTGGGTAGCGTGGATACCACCCTTATAGCGGTGCTTTACAACCAACCCTTCCGACACCCAGCAGGACCAGCAAGGTGTCCATTTAGGGAAATGATCCTTCAGGGTAAAACCCTTGACCTTTTCGTACTGCGGCGAAGATTGCGCTAGGCGGGTTTCAAACCGAGCGTCATGGTTGCCTAGCGTCCAAACTAACTTGCAGCCACGCGGCGCTGCTGCCTCGATCTCTTCCAAAGCAGCCTGGCATGCGTGCATTTCATCTATGACAGAAGGCTGGTGTGTCCAGCCAATTCTTGGATAACGGCTGATACTAGCGCCATCAAAGGCGTCGCCGTTGCAGATGATGGCTTTGGGCTTCAGCGTGCTTATCGCCCATAGTAGACCTTTGAAAGCAGTGGACCTAATCCCGGGCCAAAAATGTGCATCTGAGAAAACAAGAACCACACCATTAAGCAAGCCCAATTCGATACGAGCTTTATGAATATGGCTGACAGAGAGATGTTGTTTGCTTGTCCCATATACCGACTCTGAACGTAACTCGATTTTGTATTTGTTTTCAAGCCTTCTGCGCCTTGACATAACAGCACGAACATCTACATTTAGTTCTTTAGCAAGTCTGGTGGGGGATTTCAGCCTGTTCCAAAGATCTATAAATCCATCATCATCTATTTTTTTGTTATGCACTTTGTATTCCTTAATTGATACTCATATTGGTATAATCAACAAGGCCAATTACAAAGTCTCCGGTGACCAATATCAATTGGTCATTATCTAAGCCGATGTTATATCCATCGCTTAATTTTTGCGCCCAAACAATACGCCGACCAACTATGCAATCCGATAGATTTTTCTCTTCGGATTCAATGTATTTCGGCACAAGCAGTGCGCAGGTTTTTTTCATGTCACCATAGACGCGGCAGATGTAAACACATTGTTTACACGATTCAACCACCCGTTTAAAAACTTTGCTTGGGTAGGATTACGCGCAACAATCGCCCTGTAAAAGTCCCGCTTCTGGTTGCTAAAAGCTTCAAGCATATCGGCGATATGTGTCGCATCTATTAAAGCCAACGTATTTTTTCCGATAACCCCATCCGCTTCAGCACCTACGGCGCGTTGCAGCAATTTAGCTGCCTGTCCAGTACCGGCATTGACCGCAAAGTCAAACACGATGTAGTCCAATCCCGATGGAAGCTCATCGCAGTGGCACTTGTCCCAGTACATTTTCTTGTAGAATGGTTTGACGTCTTCACGAGTTAGGGCCTTCATTTCGCCATCGTTTATGGGACGCCCCAGATACTCAGACCATGCCGCCTTGGTTACGCCCAAATTTGTCTCGCCGCCGTGATCATGCGGGTCATTGACGTAGCCACCTTCGTTTTTGATTAGTAACTCAAAAGCGTTATCGTAGTTAGCTTTCATTTGTCAATTCTCTCCGTTACTTTTACCGCAGCCAATATGCCAATAAACCCGCCAACGATGGTTTGAAAGGCTGGTCCAATAATCGGAAAAACATCTTCGTTATTGATAACGCTGTTAGGCAGGAACAGTCCGTACAAAAAAACGCCAACCATCGCCACCATTACCAAAGACAGCGTGAGGCTGACGAGAATAGTCACAAAGCAAATGGTTTTTTCTCTCATTTCTTGTCCCGCTTCATGTCCATAATTTTCTCAAGGGTGCGTCCACCAAAGTAGAAGGACATAATCAACATCCCCCACTGACCGAGAAGCTGCACATACTCTGCATTTACCTCAATCTTTGCGGCAGACAGACCAGCAAAAATAAAGTACCCCGCAAGGATGGCAATCAGCGTCATCGGACGGATGTTCTTGGATAACCAAGAGTCGGAACCCATGTCTGCTTTAAGACGGTCCGTTAATTCATGCTGTTCAGATACGTCCGCGTTTAGCTTGGCAAGCTCACCGTTTTGCTGCATTTCAAGAAGCTTGAGCTTTGCCGCCTCAGCCGCAGCCGGATCAGGAAATACTTTGTCAAGAATCTTGCTACCAATATCTAGTACAGCGCCTAATGGGAACATTACATCACCTCGATCATAAACCAAAGGATTGCACCAACTGCGATCATTAAAGCCATTACAACTGTCGCAAGCTCAATTGCCTCTTGCTTCTCTTTAGATTTACGCTCGGCGATGTCTTTTTCTAACCGAGCCTGA